CCGTAGGAATATAATGCACGACTTGTGCGAACACGCTCACAAAATTCGTCTGTGATGACGTAACCTGTAGCTACACCTAAAATATTATTTTGAACACTTCCGCCAATTCCAATTTTGCAAATATCAGAATTTGAGTTGAGGACAGTCGGTGCGTTCGCTGTAGCAGGTGCATTGTTTAAAACTGTTGACGACACGGTATTTGTATTTGCTCTTGAGTCTGTAACGATAGCTACAGTGGTGAATAAAAGTAATATGATTGCAAGTTGCTTCACTAACATCTCCATCTTTTTCTAGCTTGCCTTAACCTTGAGTTAGGATCTTTAGCAGCTTTGGGAAATTTTTTCATTTGTCCTGCACTTCTAGCACAGAAAGATTTTCTTCTTTTAGCAGCTTTACTACCGGGTTTGACTTTACCTGTGACTGCTGTTTTTAATTTGGAACCTGGGTTATCAGCTCTATATTTCTTAACGCCCGCTTTAGTCATCCCCGCCCCACTTTTGGTGGAGCGGAAATATTTTTTAGTTTTTGGCGGCTGTTTGTCTGCCATTATCCAAAGATGCAAGTCAATGAAGTTACATTAGTTAATGTAGCATGAATCACATTTTGAAATCTCATACCTGTATCACCTATGTAAGTTTCAATCACCGCTGTAGCAGAAGCAGGAGTATCAATGTCTAACAAAGTTGCTCCAGTGCTACTATCTTTTAAAACGATGCTTCCTGCAGTTCCACCACAGACAGCATGAATAGCAATCAGTCTTGCAGGGCCTGACCCTACGTTTCCTGTAGCCGTTACTTTAGCCGATCTATAGTTAATCATTTATTAACTCCTTACTGGCTATCAAAAGGTGTAGCGATAGATCCTGTTGCGTTAAGCAATCCTTCAACGTAGTAAAGATTAGCTGCTACTGCTGTGAACTTAACATATGTGCCTTTTAATCCACCTGTAGTTGCAACTGATGCACCTGCTTCACCATTGAGATTCATCTCATTGTTTGCTGTAGCGGGTACAAATTGTTTACCTGATACGGAAGCATCAATTCCAAGTGTTACCATTCCAACAAACTTATCGGCTGTGTTTTTTGTTTGAATTGTACCTGTGAAATCATCTATGAAAAGAATTTCAAAAGTGGTTCCGATTGTGCTTGGATTGTTTGGATCGCTACCAGGGCCTGCTGTTGATGCATCTGCTCCTGTTACGATTGCAGGTATTGTGATCGCTGTTGGTGTTCCTGCAGGATCAAATGTTAATAGTCTACCCGCATGATCTTTTACAGTTAAATCTGTCGCTAAAGTTAAAGCAGGTACTGCTCCTGGACCAATTGCCTGAAAGCCATTTCTGGATCTGACTGGACCATCAAATGTAGTGTTTGCCATATTAAACCTCCTTGGTTATATAGACCGATTACACAATCTCTATATAAGTCTGTCTAGCTCAGTTTGTGTAATCTATTTTGCTAGAGTTTAAATATGGCATAAAAAAAGGGCGCAGTCAAAGACATACGCCCCTTTAATATTAATTATAACGGTTAAGTTCTATGCACCAGAAGTACCGAAAACACATCTAGGATCTGAGAAACCAAATGAGTATCTCTCTCTAGCTTTGTATCTTACGTTACCTGTATCAAAATCACCTTCCATAGAAGTTCTGATTGGTGAACGATTAAACATTTTGAAACCGTTCGGTACATCAGTTTTGATATAGAATGCATTGATGTCATTTAAGAAATGGTTAACTACATAACCTTCTGGGATCATACCCATATTTCTTATAGCATTAATGTCATTATCAGCTGTGCTTGTTCTTAATGCAGAAGCCATTAGTCTGTCAGCAGTAAACTGTAATTCTTTTGGAATTATAAGTTTTCTACCTTGAGCGGCTATCTTTAATCCACGCTCGTCTACGAATGCAGCGATGTCAATTAAGGATTGCTCTAATGAAGTTTCATTAAGATCAGCGTCTGTTGCAAGTCTGTTTGAGAACACACCGCCTTGGGCTAATGGATGTTGTGTATTAATAAGTGACACACCATCACCACCTGGGTTAGTTCCCGCGGCACCTGCACCTGCGAAAGCTGAGTTTAAAACATCCATGGCTTTAACTTGTTTTGTGTTTGCCATTGATCTTGCAAGAGCTCTTGTGTATCTAGCAGCAAGTCTATCGTAGAGGTTATCTTCGATAGCTTCTTCTGTGATTGCGAAAGCTAATGCAACTGTTTCATGTGTGTAACGAGCTGTGAACGCTTCGGTTGCTGTATCAAAAGATACTCCGGCACCTTCTGCTTTAGTTGGTGCTGAACCGAAACCGGCTAACATTACTTCTTCTTCGAATGCACGATCTGATGTTTCCTCGTCGAAAACTTGAGCGTGTTCATTCTCGTACCTTCCGTACTCCAAGCCAAACAGTGCGTTTAGACCTGGCTCCAACTCTTTAACGAGTTGACTTCTTGATATAGCCATAGTCTATACTCCTGTGCTATCTCTATACTGGTGTAAGTTAATTCTAACAAGAATGTTAGCGTTAGCTGCAGTATAGTCACTGTTATCAGGATCTGTTGAAAGATCATAAACAGCGAGGTTAGAGCCGTTACTGGTTGCGAAGCTACCACCATCTAATGATACGCCTGAAATACCTGATTTGGTAGATCCTGCAGCATATGTTGCGATGTTAGCAGTTGAACCCACTTGTGCTCGTCCACCGTTTGTATCATCCACTTTGATAGCGAATATTACATCCGGGTCACTAATGACGTTTGCAACGATATCACTCGCTACAATGCCACCAGGGTAATGGTTTGAGAAAGTTGGTTTTGATGTAGTTGGATCTGTGTAGAAACAACCATTGAAAACACCAACTAGCTCAGCACCCTTACTTGATCCACGAGAGATAGCACCGTTTGCGTTTAGCACAACGGGATCTCCCATGAAAATGGAGTTCGTCTCATTGCTATTGATCTTCATTTCCTGTTGACCTTGTCCCTGATAAGCGGAACCTAGCATAAGCACCGGACGAAGTCCAAAGTTGCCTTGTTGATTTGCCATTGTTTTACTCCTTAAAAGTAAAGTTTATTTATGTAACTAACAATGGCCTGTAAAAAACTTATTCAGTCTTTTGTGAGCCACCGAATGTTACCCTACTTTGCCTATCAGGTTTACTGATTGGCATACTGGGGTGAGCATCCTTGAGTAAATCATTGTCAACTGCTTCTATCTGATCTCTTGTGAGACCATCATAATAAGAATTACGTTGCTCAATAAGTTCCTCTGGAATGCGAGCCAGTAATAAGCCACCTACTCCTATGACCCCTGCGTGTTTACCATCGTCTACTGTTGGTAATTGCCAGTCCGGGTATTCATCCGCTCTTACTAGTTCGTAGCCTTCACGAAGACGGCTAATAACGTTCTTAGTGTCTTGAAATCCTTGGACTTCAGCTCTTATCCAACGATGGATATAACCATCGGGCGCAGTGGGTGCATCAAGTGATGACGGGCGCTGCCAGACACGTTTACGCTGAGACTTGTCTCGCGTGTCAGCAGTTCTTGGAGTTTTAGTTGTCATGCTTGACCTCCTTGTTTAACGTACTTTGCGTACTCTGTTAGTGGCACACCTAGTTTCTTGGCAATAGCGACTTGAGAGGATGTGAGTCTCACAGTCTTGCTGCGTGCATTTTTAGAAGATGAACGATTTGCGCTTGCTACAGCCTGCACGGGCCTGTCATCAGCAGATGTATCGTTCACTTCAGCCTCATTTTGACTGAGTTTATGAGGAAATTCGTTTTTCATGCGTTTATCAATCTCACTATAGTACTCTTCAGTCTTCGGGTCAAATCCTTCTTGTCCCACAAGTTTTTTGTGAATTGATATTGCTGTGTATGTCATGGCTTCGTCACTACCAAACCATGAATTATCTGATGCCCATCTTTCTGCACGTGGATCAGGTGGAGATGGTGGCGGAGCAGGAGCTGCAGGTGTTGCAACTTGTTTGCCGTCTTTAGCCTCATCTACTTTCGCACTGTTTCTTGCTTCACTAGCTCTTAGACGCTCTGAGTCTATAGTTAGTTTAGTAAGTTCTTCTTGTGCTTCAACCTGAGCTTTGACATCATTATCTGAAACAGCTTTTTGGTATCTGTCTTGAAGGGCTGCTTTTGATATTTCAATTCTGCTTTTGAATTCACTTAAGTAACCAGTATCTAGATCTTGATATTTTTTATCTAAATCTGTGTATTGTCTTTTAATACCATCAGCATATTCAATAGCAGCTTTTTCGCGTCTCTCAGCCTCCCGCATTTTTGCGGTTAACTTATCAATACGTTTCTTTACGCCGTCAGAATACTCATTAAGTTCTTCTTCGTTTGATTGTTCGTCTTGTTGTGTTTTTACTTCACGAACTGAAGAATCCTGTTCTTGTTGTTCTTGAACTTCGACTTCGTCTTGTTTCTGTTCTTCTTTTATATCTACATCAACAGGATTGCCTGATGTATCTATATCTACCATTTTTTCCGGCATGGGACATGACCTCCATGTGTCTATTTATATGTTGCATGCAATATGTCTTCCGGATCTTCAACCACTGCTAAAACTTCATCATCGTTCAGAAGTCTTAGTTCACCCCCGTCTATCTTAATCCTTGAACCCGCGTACTTAGCAAAAAGAACCCAATCTCTTTCCTTGCACCAAGGGCCTTCAGGAAACCTTGCTTTATCTTTATACGCATCTGGACCAATTTTCAAGACTAATCCTACATTAGTTGTAAGTTGAATTTCCTCTTGAGCCTTGTCTGTGAGATGCACGCCTCCCTTTGTTTTTCGTATGCCTGTGTGTGGCATGATCAACATTCGCCAACCAGTTGGCTTTGGAAGCTTTTCCATATCTGAAAGCTCTTTGGCTTTCTCTTCTTTTTTACCCAAATAATCAGGTAATATTAGTTTACTCATTTTCTTCAAACCTCTTCATTGTTTCTTGCATTTCTAATTTAGTTGATCTTAATGCTTCTAGCTTACCTGTCAAATACTTATATTCATTCCAGTCTTTAACACCAGAACTCAATAAGTCTAAAAGGTCTTCTTCTCTTTCTTCAATTCGTTTTTTAAAGATCGTGAATAACTGAAATATGTCCACTAATATTTTAGACTTATATGTCCAACAGCCCCTGCAGAAGCAGTGCCATTTTCAGCCCAAAGTTTTAGCGTTACAGTTGTTTTATCAAAGTTAGTTTTGAGTGTAAATTCTTCTGATTGTCCTGTTGCAACTCCTGATTTATTGTGATCAGAACCTGCAGAAGTTTTAACTTCCATTTGCCAGGTTGTTCCGTCTGGATCAGTAATCGTTCCTGTAACATCTACATCCCATCCACCTGTAGTAAAATCTTTTTCAATTTTAACATATCCACTATCATCTAAAGTGAATTTTATAGTTGATGTGCTGCCTAATAAATTATCAGGTAGTTCGTTTTCTAATATTGTCATTATTTACCTTTCTTAGTAATTAGGCCCATGGCCCCTTTGGCACCCTTAATTCCAAAGCTTGCAGAACAAGCTATGTATAAAAGATGTTTGTAGTAATCAGGTAATGAGTGAAGTGCCTCAAACCCTGCTTTAATATGTGGAGTCCATCCGGGAATAAATACTGCTACCGCCGGAACCAACAGGCATATTAAAATTAGTTCGTCTTTCCAGGAGCCCTTCATCTGATCGATCGCCGAGGCCTCCCACCCAATTGTCCCGGCAATCTGCTGTTCTTTGAGCGACTTCTGTGCTTTAATTTCTGTTAGAGCTAATTCTGCTTTAGCTTTCTTTGTTTCAACGAAGCCTTTGACCGCGTTGCCAACCAAGTTGGATAGGGGACCTATAAGTAAGTTAAACATTGATAATTAAAACGACGACTACAACAACTGCAACGCCAATCAACATCTTGCCCTTCTTATTTAGGTTGTCCCATTTAGTTTTTAGGGATTTAATCATATCCATTAGAATACTCCTTTAAACGGTACCTTTTTTACTTGAACTGGTTTTTGACCCGCAGTGCTTGATTTCTTCGGATCCATAACTGGCTCTTTGTAAGGCACTTTTTTACCATCAATGATTGTAAAATTTTCTGTAGCTTTATCCATAACTATTTCCCCTTTCTTTTTTTGATTAGTGGGCTCGTGCCTTTCATCTGCACGCCACATTTAATCTGTCCACCACTTTTTAAATCTATAGTTTCTAAAAATTCAATAGATTTTTTTAAATTTTTCATGTTAGTTCCTTTGCTTCGACTTTCTTTAATCTTATCCATGTTCTCTCCAAAGGGTTGAATTACTTCGCCAGGATCAGATTTTTCTTTATCTTCTTTTATTTTTTTAAGTCTAATCTTTTCTTTAACTTTTTCAGTTTCTCTTGCAGCTTGTGTTTTTGCTAGGGTTTGTGACATTATCTTCTTCCTTTTAATAACGGGCTTGTGCCCTTCATTTGCATGCCAACTTTAGCTTTTTTAATGACACCACGACCAATGAGAATATCTTTTTTGGTAACTTTGCCGTCACCATCCATATCTGGAAAACTTTTCTTTTTCTTCTTCTTTTTCATTTGACCACCTTTTTTCTTATTATCGATTTTACCGGCATCGGTCAAATCTAGTTTACGAATAGCTTCGTCGTAACCTTTTTGTGAAAGACTTTTGTTATCTAATGACTTTTTTAAAATAGATTCAATAAGTGGTCTTATTGAAGAAGATAGTTTTGTTGGTTCAGCCATAATAAAAAATTATACTATTTTGTTTCTAATGCAAGTGTCCCGATTTAAAGCCAGGCTCCATATTTAACCTTGCCCACTCGAACAAAGCCTCTGCTTCTTCTTTATTTAGGTACAGCATGTAAAGTTGTCTTACTATGGATAGGTAAGCACTTGCAACAATCAAAGGTTCAAACTCACTTGTGATATATTCTAAGCTAGATGCGGTCTGTTCTCTAATGACAGTCTGCAAATCCTCTAATTGTTCCGGAGTTATTGTTGCTAGGGTGCCTCTAAGCCCTTTTGGGACGAGACTTTCCTGCTTTTGAGAGGGCGATTGCAACTTTTTGTTTTTCTGCTCTTTTTTTGCCATGTTTTTTCGCTGTTTTCTTTAGAATCTTAGGTGGATTCTTTTTTACTTCCTTAAAAGCCTCATCAACAGACATTTTTCCGCCACTAGCTCTAGTTTGAACAACATTTTTCATTAAAGAAGCCATGTAATTAGTAGGATTAAGCCTTTTATTCCTACTTTGTTTCTTAACAAGCTGCTGTAGCTGTTGAATTTGTGATCTTGTTAGTTTTTGGGTGGCCATTACTTACTACTCCTCTTTAATTCGTCTCTTCTTAGAGCCATTTCTTGTCTATACTCTGTCAAATCCTCTTGAGTTTGAAGTTTCTTTTCAGCTATATCTCTATCTTGCTCTAATCTTTGTTGATCCATCTGGAACTGCATCATAGATTCCTTTGCTCTACGCTCAATGTCCGCACCGCGAAGCTCTAACTCTTTATTTTTAAGCTCTACTATTGGATCTTGGCCCTGTTGCATCAAACCTTGTTGTTCTTCTTGAACCATTTTGTTAGTTACAACTGCAATAATTTGAGAAATTTGATTTTCACCTTCTGCTTGAATCTGTTGAGCAACTTGAGGAGGAACTTGTCCACCCATTTGCTGAGCTATTTGCATTAACTGTTGTTGTACAACTGCTTGAATCTGTGCTCTAGCAGCCAAAGAGATATGCTCCGATACATGTCCTTGTAAAATAGCAAGAATAGCAATCTGTCCCTTAACCAATTGAGAAGACATAAAAGATCTATGAGCTTCAATGTGAGCATCATGATTTTGTTGAATGAAAGCTTGTAATTGTGCACCCTTTAATGCTTGTGCATTTTCCATTCCTGGATCGGTAGGAACGGGTTGTTGAGGAGGTGGTAAAATATTTTCAATTTGTTGAACACCCAAGGCTTGATACATTCTATTGTATGCCTCATACAAATTATGTAATTGCGGATTGGATTGTGCCAGTTGTAATTGCATTTGTGCCATTGTCACTCTTTGTGAAATTGAAAAAACGTTTGGATCTGAAACAGGTACAACATCAACTCTTTGATCAAAGTCTTGAGCTTTAACAAAGGCATTACCACCGGCTACGTTGTAAGGATACATTGGAGGTAGGTATGTTGAAAATACTTTTGCTAATAACTTGAATTCAATTTTCTGTGCGTAGTGTAATCTCTTGTGAATCGCTGACATAACTTTTGTTCCTCTTTCGAGCAACGCCATAGTTGTGCCAACTGGCATTTCTTGACTGCCTCCCTCTGCAAGTTTCTGATCAGCTATGGAAGCAAATCTTCTACCTGCGTCCACACAAAAACCTAGAAGATTAAATAAAGTAGCTGATGGTTCTTTGTAAGGTAGTGGCATTAAAGAATCTCGTAGGACTCCGTTAGGTGCATCAACGTCTCTAAATTCTCCAGGCTGTAGAGGTTGATCATCATCTCTTATTCTAAAACCACGCGACTTGAATCCCGCAGGTAAGTTAGACAAAGTTCCGGCATCAAGTAATTGACGAAGAGCTGCTGTTGCAGTTCTACTTAGACCACCCAACATGTGGATGAGACCAAAGCCGTAAAAACCTAGACCAGGTAAGAACTTGTAGTGAACAAAGTATTGAATTTTTTTATTGTCTTGTTTGTTAAAGTTTCTGTAAATAGAAAGTATCTTACCAGACCCTTCATCAATAGTAACAATGTAAGGTACTTTAAGTCCGTTATCTTCTTCGAAACCTTTTAGGTCCAACAAGATATGCATTTCCAATAAAGTAAAATCTTGATAGGTCTGTTCTTTTCTAACACCTTCCATCTCATCGTACTTTTCTTGAATGTCATCATCTACATCATAAGGACTAATTTTTACATCACGATAGAAACCAGAAACTTGTTGCTTCTTGATTTCGTTCTCTGTCATTTTAACAACGTGAGTTACACGCTCTGCAGATTCTAAATCAGAAGTCATGTAAGGAACTATCAAATCTTCTGCTGCGATAAATTTAGACACAGCTCTACCCATGCCGCCATCATAATAAACTTTTTTAAATGCACTTCCTGCTAGAGGTAAGTGAAATAACATTTGATCCATTTCAGGATCGTACTCTTCCATCACATCTGAAATGTAATAGTTCATAAAATCTTTAACTCTTTCAGATTGAGATTCTATTTCAGGAGTTGACGTTCCTAAAATCTGAGTTTTAACAGGTCCTCCTGCAGGCAATAATTCTTTGTATGACTGAGCTTGAAACTGGACAACAGACTCTGAGAGTAGCGGGTGATACACTCCACTTGCACCTGAAAAAGGTCGAGATCTTTCTTCGTACTTAAAACCAAGTAAATCTAAACCTTTGGTATATCCTTGTTCCCATTCTTCTCTAGAGCTACGGTCTGATGCATACTCTGCTTGAAGTTCGTTAGACAACTCATCTAAAGTATCGTCTTCGATAAAATCTGCTAAGTTTGCCCCGAAAGGAATTCCTTCTTCTTTTTTTTCTTCTGGATTAACTATTACAGAACCGTCTTCTTGTTCTAAAAATTGTCCTTCGTCTTGTTTACCTTCTAAAGTAATTTCTTGTCCTACTTTTTCAATTTCAATTATTTCAGCAGGGTTTATTGCTTTATCTACATTATCAACCATTTATGACCTCATCTAAGGAAAGTAAACTAGGACTTTCTATTTGTCCACCTCTTTTACGTTCAACGTAGTTTCCTAAAATCTGTTGAACTATCTCAGCTTTGTTTTCGCCCTTAATAGAATCAAGCATAGGCTTAAGATCAATAAAACCCCATCCTTGTGTTATACCTGGCATAACCTCTCCTTTGTTATATTGATTAATTCTGTCATTAGTAAAATAAGTTGCATCAATTGGATTTATGAATTGACCCGCTTCGTTCGTGGCTCCTTGCTCATATACCTTAGGTGCAACAAAATCTTCTCCATAAATTCTAGTTCCTATTTTAGATATCTTATCAACAACTACTTCCGCTGCACGATACATATGATTATCTTTAGTTTGTTTTGAACTTCCATAAAAATCAAACATACCTCGTGATTGTGTATTACTGTGATGTGTGCTTAAAGTAGTGTCATGATCTGTGAAACCGGAAGGGTCTGATTCCCTTGCAAATTGAATTTGTGTACTAACTTCACCAGGCACCCAAGAAACTTTATCAACTCCTTGTCTTACAGAATCGTTTATAAATTCGTACACCGCTTTTTCAGCGTAAGCTTGAGGGCTAGTAGCATAAGGTATTGTCTTACTATAAGCACCTTCTTGGTTTTCCCTTCCTATTTTATCTTGTTTAAAAATATCTTCTCTAAACACATTTAATTTTTTCATGTATTTAAGGAGCTCATCATTTCTATCGTTTTTCGCTAAATAATTATTTAAGTTGGCAGCAGGAATCCTATCTGTCATCACTGCATTGTCATCACCAAAATAAACTTCTAAAAAAGTCTTCATAACTTCACTACCCGCAGGAATAAACTCTTGATCCGGTGAGTTTCTATATACTTTAAAATCTGCAGCGGTCGCATTCATATCATCTAAGGCATCTCCATTTGCATTTTGAAAAGTTCCTAAAGGACCTGCTCTAACGTAAACGTTTGTTGGATCTTCTAAACTTTGATAAGCAAAAATAGTTCGACTTGAATCTGGATCGTAACGCATAAAGTTTTGAATCGTATTCAAAGATTCTTTCTCACCTTCTGTAATCTTATAAAAGTTTTCTATCTCAGGAAGTTTTTCAGCTGCATACTTAATATTTTTTTCAGCTAAGTTGTATAACTTTATTCCCTCAGAAGGATCGTATGACTTGTTGCTTTTTCTCATACTCTCTTCAAGATCAGATTGAACCTCAATTAAATAGTTAATAGGACCTGCGTCTCCGTTAAGTTGTCCTGTGCGAAAGTGAAAAGAATCCACTCTATTGGGTCCTTTATAATCACCAGAGTAATGAGAGCCTGTGTTTAATCTTTCACTCAAAGCTTCTCTTTCTTTTACAGTGATACCTTGCACGTCATAGTTGCCAGTTCCCATAACAGCCATGTTTCCGTATGTAGGTATTCTATCTCCGGTAGGTGTAACACCATCGTCGGAAGGTGGAGCAAGAGCACTTCGAACGTTATTGTTAAGACCCGAAACTAATTCGTCAATGACGTTAAAATAATTTGTTTCAGCAGTGACACGAGCTTTTTCTATTATAGCGTTTCTTGCTTCTGATCCAGGTAAGTTGTCAAAGTTCAGCGTAGTGACTAAGGGATCAACGAAACCAGGACGCTCAGTTTTTAACGACTCTATAACTTTGTTAAGTCTGTTTCCAAACTCTAGTGATAAAGCCTCACTGTATTGTTGTTTCTCTGTTTCAGAAAAGTCCTCACGTTCCCCGGCACGTAACCTATCTTGTTCTGTGACCAAGGCATCTCGAACATCTAATAGATATTGATTAAGATCTGGAAAATATTTGCCAACATATTGATTAGCGGAATAACCGGCTAGCTGATCGATTGCTTCCTGCACTCGTTTTTGAGTTGCTGAAATTTCAGTTGAACCACTCTCTCCTCTGTTGTATCGAGTCTTTGTAACTGAGGAATCTAGATCGCCTCCTTCTTCAATTAAATCTAAAAGATTTGCTTTAGTAATTGGAAGATCTGGTCTTTCTTGATTTGCTACTAACAAATTATATTCAAGCCCTGAAGTTTTTAAAGAAGACGGATCATAGAAATCTGCAAAAGGTGTATTAGGATAATTTTTTTTAACTTGTCTAAAATCATTATAAACTTGTGTGGGTAGTTTAGAATAGTCATCAGGTAATAAATTAATAAAAGCTTTTATGTTGCTGACACCTCCTCTTCCTTGATCAATCTTATAAAGACCACTTTCGTTAGGTTTTATCTTTCCTGCATCAAAATAATCTTGGTCACTGTAGATAGTTCCCATGAAGTCAAACTGACCTCCTGCTTTAGGAGTCTCGGGCTCCATAATTTGATTAAAAAAATCAGTGCTCAACTCAGCTACCTGTGGGCCGTATCTTTGAATTACTTGTTTAACAACAAAGTCCTTAACCGCTCCTGCAGGTGTTTTTTTTAAAATACTATTTACAAATTTTTTATCTTGAGCTATCTGATCTTTATTTTTTTCTCGAAATTTTTTTATGCCTTTTTCATCAGAGCTAAAGAAATCACGAACAAGGTCTGCTAATCCTCTTGCTTCTTCATCTGAGGTTCCCTGTAATCGGGACTCCGCTATCTCTTGAGTTGTCTTGGCTGCACCCTCAAGTTCCTCTCCCACCTTCTCCTGTTCCTGTGTCCGTGATTCAGGTCTGGTGTTTAAAAAACTTGCTATGTCTCTAAATCTGTCAAAAATTGACATTAATAATATTCCTTTTTCCCATAGTCTCCTGGCTCGTCTTCAAAATCATCTTCAAGATTTACCCAGTGACCTTGTCTAAATCGCATCAACGCTTGTGTCGTAGAATCCACCAAGTCATCATACTCTCCGTAAGGAAAGGCTGCACACTCTTCAATTAGTTCTTCGGCCCATACTTCACCTTCAGGATACCAAACAACACCTGATTGAAACAAAGGCGCTACGGCGTTAACTCTGCTCAACTTATCATTGCCTTTAGAAGGTGTAAAGTTGATAACAGGAATACCACGCATACGAAGTTCTTGCGTTAGCGGCGTACCTGATGCTTTTGCTTCAATGACCACGGACTCCGGTTCCCAATACTTGAAGCTATCATAAGCGATCTCTTTCATCTCAGGAAAGTCCCACCTACCTTTTTTCACATCAAGCAAAATTATATTAGGTGTTTTTTCGTCAGGCATGAATATACCCCATGTAGTGATAGCGGAATAGTCCGCCGTTTCTTTTTTACTGAAAGCAGTATCATAAGATTGTATCACGTGCATCAGACCAGGCATGTCAGATTTTTCCCACGGCTGCCACCATTCACGTTTGATGATAGCTCCTTCTTCTGCTGTAGGATTCTGTTGCCACTGCGCATTCCATTTTGCAATTGATATAGATGCCTTAACAGATTCTAATTCTTCTTTTTCCCAATACTCTGGCCAGACCGGTTTTTCATTCGGCAAGATAGCAGGAAACTCAATTACGTCCCATTGATCCGCTTTCGGTTGTCCTTGGGACTTGATTAGTTCTCCGGTAATATCTTTTGTATTCCAACGAGTCATAACAATCACAATAGAACCCCCTGGCTGCAGACGCTGACGAGGACCAGAAGAATACCACTCCCACGCATTTTCTAGAGCTGTAGCACTCAAAGCATCTTGTTCGGAATGGGGATCGTCGATAATTAATAGATCAGCACCACGACCTGTAATAGCACCGCCGACACCGGCAGAAAAATATTCACCCCCGGCATTTGTTTCCCAACGACCCGCAGCTTTAGAGTCCGCCGATAATTCCATGCCCGGAAAAATATTTTGATAATCTTGTGTGTCGATTAAGTTTCTTACCTTACGACCAAAGCGTTGTGCTAATTCTGCCGTGTGAGATGTTTGAATTATCTTTAGCCGTGGTTCACGGCCCATCATCCATGCAGGGAAAAGAAAAGACGCAAACTCAGATTTCGTGTGTCGTGGTGGCATATTAACAATAAGTCTTTTAATATTCTTGTTGGCGATAGCCTCGAATTTTTTTGCGATAAGTTTATGGTGATTGCCTGCAATAAACTCTGGCCAAACAGACCTGACAAACAATAAAAAATCATCTTTCTGTTTGCCTTGTAATTCTAAAATTTTTTTTCGAAGTACGAGTTTCTTTAAGGCTTCTTCTTGTTCAAAAGGGGTCAGGCCCTCGATTTGCATTCCCATTGACTTCTTATATCAAATTGGGTCCCCTTTTCAAAAGTATTTTCTGGGGACTCTGTATGAGTAAAACTTGACTTTCAGTCTAGATTATAACAAGCCCGCAAAACAAGGGGGGTGTGGGGGTGCCAGAAAAAACGTTTCGAGTTTTCGTGAGAAATGGGACTACTAGATATAGTAGGTGAACGTGGTGAGGTGTACTAGATTTTGGGGGATCTGAACAAGATGGAAATGGATCAGGCATAAAAAAACCCCCATCTCAAAAAAGAGATGGGGGTTAGTATCGTATCCAGTATTAGGACTGGTTTATAAGTCTAGTTAGTTTTTCTAATACTTGACTGGTGGCATCTGTGCCTTGACCATTTGGTTTATTGCTAATGACTGAAACCAAAGTTCTTGCCAAGTCTTGCTTTGACATTGAGTTATTAGTCAACCAAGTTAAGAGAATACTTTCCAAAGTATTAGAATAAACCCAACCCAAAAGATCACCTTGCCAATTAACACTAGTGTTATCATTTTGATTATCCATTTCTGTATTAGTGTTTTGAGTAGGTAAGTTTAAAAGTCTTAATAAATCATTAGGCATTATAAGACCACCTTATCTTGATAGTTAGGAATTAAATTCATAACATTAGAACGTAAGATACTATCTTTACATTTCTTTTGTTGCTGAATACTAGAGATTAATGGCTTAGGTGTGAATACATTAATAGTAGTTTCACTACCAAACATCTCTTTCATTTGGTCATCTGAGAAACCAAACTTCTCTTTAATAAAAGTAGTCATCTTACTTTGAGATAAACCACCTTGTCTTTTCTTATGGGAAAACTGAAATTCCTCACCCAATAAGAAACCAAGATACTTGCCACTCATAAAGGCAAGTTCTTTTCGGCAAGTTTCTTGCCATTCTTTTACAAAGATAGACTTAAGAATTGACAACCTTGCGTAATCGTCAATTTTTGCTCTATCTTCTTTACTGATATTTTGCATATTAGCATTTCTCTCTTTCTTGTCATATAAGACAGATTAAAGTATCTACTTATCCCAACAAATAGCAACACCTAAATTAAAAAAAATTAATCTTTTTTTCTGACTTATCCACAACCTCGTTATGACATTATAATCAAGTCTGCAATCTTTAAACCAAGTTGTGCGTAGCACCGAAAATTTTTTTCTTTGTTTTTTTTTTCTCGGCGCGAGCGGGCGGGACGAAGTCTTATATTATACGAATCGAAACAAAGGGGGTCGACCTTCTCGGATTTTGTAAGGATTCATCTGCCAACTAGCGTCCCGGTAGCTCCAACTTTATATTATAAGATGTGAAAAGCTTGGGGTCGAACATCTGGGATTTTCTACCAACTCCTGGCGCGAGCGGGCTGCGAACTTTATATTAGAAGTATGTTGAAGCTAGGGGTATCTCGTCAGGGATTTCTAAGGATTTGACAGCGTCGGCAGCCTCGTTGCCGATGTAGAAGACACAGAACAAAACAAAAACGGTGATGGCCTGGGGCCGTGTAGCCCCAAGCAACCAAAAAATTGCAGTGAACAGAAATGCTTGTATTAACATTCACGGCCCACGATGCCATCGGCAATGACCTGCCGGACTCCGTTCCCGTGCCAGGGCTCTTGTTCCACCCTAAAGCAAATATCTCCTGTTGCATGATCCTCCCATAGGCGAACCTTGATGCACCCTTCCCAACTGGCTGCAGTTGTTCCGATGCTATGATGACCTCTGGCAGTGGGCACCGTTCTCCTTGCGGATTCGTTGATAGTTCCATAAAATTTTGACATGTTTATTCTACCTTTCTACTTATATATATAGTTGCTAATTGTTGGGATGTCAACCCCTTAAAAAAAATTTATGCACTGGTCTTTCGCCAGAAGCGTGAGCGCGCCGGGGAACTTCTTTTATATTATAGAACCAACGAAACGTGGGGTTGAAGCCCAGGGATTTACGAGGGATTTATCCTGCCTGGACGCTGCGCCCGGTAAAGATCTTACCATAACCCTCAAAAATAATTTGGGGGTCCACCATCAGGGATTTCTGAATCTCGGACCAAGGGAGAGGGTCTTCGAAGCATGCAACATGGCTCTTGGATTTAAAGCCATCGGTTGATGCATCAGCAACCAGGTGTCCTGGAAATATCTTAAGGGCTCTCTTAGAGAGGCTTCTCACAAGTATATAATTGGGTACGTTGTACTCGGATAGCTTGAGATTTATAGCAACTTGCTGTGGAGACAGTCCAATCTTGTTAATTGATGTACACTTCAATTCTGCCCAAAAAGTGCCAGGCAATCTATTATCTGGGTGCTCATATAAACCATACAAATCAGGCATTCCCGGAGTGGACCAGGAGTCTATTTTTAAGAAGTGTATTTTGTTACAGTTCGATCTTAGTGTGTTGCTAAACCTACCCTCAGGTTTTCTCATCTGTACCTTTAAATCTGCCTTTCTTATCTCTACCTTGATGTTGTTTTTTCAACCAACTCGCTCTGCTCAATTGAACACGACACTCTCCGTTATCAAATACATACAATAACTTAACTCCCAACTCTTTTTGTTCTGATGTTAAAACTCTATTGATCATTTGTTTAGAACTCAACGTATCTTTGTTACTTCTGAACCCTGCTAACTTCACATCAAATAGCTCAACGTGTCCGAGATCATCAATAGCGATAAGATCAATAGGACCTGTCCCAAATACATTAGTAAAAACGTAATAACCTTTTTCGGATAACCACAATATAGCTCTTTGATGTGCCCAATTACCCTTGAGATGTTTGTCGTTCGTCACCATCGATTACCACTGGCTTTGCCAAGTCTCCTGATAATCTATTTTCCAATTCATTAATTTTAGCATCCACTTCCTCCATGCTCATACTATCAATAGTTCCATATTTAATTTCTTTCTTATCAATGTATAAACCTGCTACCTGACCTCTGTTCTTTTCAGCAACAACAGCAGCATTCCAATTGCCTGCTTCCTCAGCTTTTGCAGACAGCTCATACATTCTCTTTAAGTGTTTGTCATAACTGACTTCATACTTTCTATAAAACTGTACTCTATAATGATTAATTGCTTCAACTACTTTGGGAAAACTTTTAGTGTTTTGCATATTACTTGCTTGTTGTCTTGCGGTCTTCTCTGAAAAACCACACTCTATAGCTATTTGAGTGGCTGTTTTTCTACCTTCATACAATACAATCAATTGTGCAAATTTAGCTTGTTTTGGGGTTAGTCCAGGAAAATGATCAAAGCGTTCCTGTAAAGTGGTTGTAACGTCTGTAACGTGGTTTTCTGTCATGTAGATACACTTTAAGGTAAAAATAAGCTATATCAATACCCAATATATCCCAACGTAACGTTACAATTGACCCTCACGTTACACCCACGTAACACCCTCAAATTGTTTATACTCAATACTAATAGTAGTATATTTATAGTGTTACGTAACATTTCGGCTAATTTATTTTTTTATTTTTGTATTTATATATTTAATACTATATGCACAAGTTACACTGCAGGCTTTAATGAACAAAAGGTTGTCAAATATACATTACCCATTGGTTCTAATTGTTTATATAAATCAGCCCCATCTTTCGCACACTCGTACATGGTATTGTATGATTCATTGTCCAAGATCACCTGTTCACAGGTATTTTTCAAAGAAACATTAGGATCATTGACACACAACCATATAATTAGGAAGTATTTCATGCTTTCAATATGCTATTAATCAGATATTATTGCAACGAGATTCGTGAGGTGTTCCTCCTTTGTAACAATTAAAACTTGTCTCCGCAAGATCAGTCTAGACTCACGAGTCTCAGAAAAAAGAGAGAAAATGAAACACAAATATTTTACGATACCGGGTTGGTTCAATATGCACGAAGCATATGACCAGATACTTGATCACTGTGAAGATGGTGATGAAATTTTAGAGATAGGTCCTTTCATGGGTCGATCCACATCCTACATATCAACAAACATTATCAACTCTGGAAAAAAAGTTCACCTATACGCACTAGACACTTTTGAAGGTAGCTCTGAACATGCTGACTTAGATACAGGCACAACTTACTACGATATTTTTCTAAAAAACTGTCAAGAATACATAGACAAAGGCGTTCTTACACCGCTTAAATGTAGATCAGATGATGTAAACACCCTGGCAAGATTCAATGATAAACACTTTCAAGGTATCATTATTGATGGAGCCCATGAATACGAAGCAGTCATGGATGACATAATGAACTGGTGGCCCAAGCTTAAAGACGGCGGGTCCATGGTCGGTGATGACATGTCCCTGGCTTCTGTACAACAAGCCGTGACTGATACCATAGGCTCAAAAAAATGCGTCGACGCTAGTGCAACAGATTATATCGTCGGTCGTGAACAATGGTTTAGTGTCTCAAAAAAAACAGAAGTGCCTATTTGTAGCAAACTAGTCCCGGGACAAAATATATTAATCAAATGAAATTTAACCTGAAGACTTGTCCGATTGTGATAGTCCGATGGAAAGATGCGACTGAACCTTTTTCCGGTTGGGCAGCATACAAAGATATAATTAAAAAGACCGCTGCCGGCTGTTTTTCTATAGGTTGGCTAGTAAAAGACGACGAAGAAGAAATGTCCCTGATGGCTGACTGGTGTGATGATGGTTTTGACGAGGGAGGAAGGGTTGCAATTATTCCCAAAGGTATGGTAAAAGAAGTAAGGTATTTAACTTACAATGAAGCTAAAAGATATAATTAAAAACCTTAAAGTGTATGAGCTACAAACAGATTCTTCAGTGGGCCATGAAATGGTTTACGAGGTTGAGTACAAGAATGGTTCTACAGAACGATTTAATCATCGTGAATGGAATACTATTGTTGCCAACGGCAAAGATTTTTGGGAGAGGCACTTAAAGAATAAGTACTTTGAGCAAGGACACGAAGGCCTATAACTAGGCCCCGCTATCCTCTTCAGTTTCGACTGTTTCATCATCACATTGACAATGCTTTACAGCCAGTAGTTCATTGTGCAGGTAGGCTATCGCCTCCAAAGCACCTTCATATTTTTCCTGTAGTTCTTCCATTTTGACCTCCATTTTGCGCGAACGATCAATATATAAAATTAGAATCCCAACAGCAAATACTCTTTACTATTGACATTTTAATGTTTCGTGATCCGTGCGTCGTCGGCCTTGATAAGTTCTTTTAACCACTCTGGAGCTCGTTTTCTTACAGCAACTTCAATAATATTTTTTAACTTCATCTCTTCTATCTTGTCTACTTCTTTTGATCTTTTTGTCTTAACGAGTTTGTCTATAGTCTTGTTCATCTCTTTCCTTTCTTGGTTGATGTCTCTCCATCAGTCACACCACGTACCTGGGTTAAGAGGCTAAAGACCAGGTGTCGACCCTTTGGATTAGGGTGGGATTGATAATCCGAGTGATAGACTATCTCACTTAACACTCTTTTCCAAACTTTTTATATATTTCTCCAACGCAAGAACCGCTACTGTAACGTCCTCGTCGGCAATATCCTTAATTATGTAATCCTTGACAATTTTCATTGCCCGGCTACCAGTCATGAGTTTTTCCATGCTATCTCCTTTCCGGCCTTACCTTAACTTGCCTTACCCGTCCGGATCATACCAAACCTGGACATACCTGGCCTGCCTCAACATACCAATAACACTCCTCACCTGAACGCACCTCACCCCGCCTGCCGCAACAAACCCGACCATACCTCACTCAAACTTACCACTCCTGTATCACCACACCTTACACCACCAGAACGTACCCGACCTCAACACGCCTGCCTCAACTAAACTCAACATATCAAAACGCAACAAACCTCACCTCGCCTGCCTCGCCAATCCACACCAATCCAGGCCCTACCTGTCCTGTCCCTAACTTACCACGCCTGCCGCAATCAAACCGATCCTGAACAATGCTCGCCTTACCTATCCTGCCTTGACACACCGCTCCACACCGCACCTTACCCCGCAAAACCTGACCTTGCCTGCCTCACCAAAAACTCACCTCACCGGGCCATAACTAGCCTCGCTAAGCCTGCCTAAGGTTCTATGTCATCGACTGTAGCCAACAGATCTTCAAGGTCCAATATCATGGTATTCATTTCATCTTGTTGATCTTTCTGTAAATGCAATCGACCTTTACATCGAGAAGCATTACTGACTGCTATCAAAGCATTTTCGAGATGGTCATACAATTCACGTAACTCGTTTACCTTCTCTTCATAGTATTCATCACTACTTGCCATCGATAACCCTCGTAGGTAAATAAAGAGGAACTCTAATCCAACCCTCTTTTTTTAATAAAATTTCTATGATATGTTTATAAGTATATTTTTTCATAATTAATTAATCCTTCCTCTATATGTGGTGTTGCGTTTTTGCAACACCACTACATCTAGTATGCCTGTTAAGCTGCATACTTATCAATGATACGCTGAGCCTCAGAGAAAAATTTATGAAGTTCTCTTAGTTCCCCATATTTTCTTCTCCAAGTATGAAGATCTCTGGCAGCCTGTTCTAAGATCTGCCTTCGATAATCATCATCGCTCAACGCAATATCCAATGGAACGTAACTACGCTCAGATGTGTCGTCATCTCCGTTCGACGTAGTCACCTTTACACTATGGAAAGCACGCACCGGTTCGTCTACATGCTGCGTGACGACCATGACAGAACCAATGAGCATCCTTGCTTCGTGCAACCGATGCTTATCTGCAGCAGAAGCATCATCCCACGTGAAGCACTTGTGAAGCGGCGAACTCTTTCTTTCTGCCGCCTTCACCACAACGTGTGGATTGAGTGTCCCGTGCTTGTTAGTTATCGCTTCAAGTTCTTCTCCAACAACTTGAGCGTCCACTGAATACTTTGTTGTCTTGCTGCCCCTAAATTGATAGGACTGTATTATTTTTCTACGCAACTTTTACCTCTTTCTTTCTTTCGATTTTTGTTACATTAGTTACTTTGAACATTCCAAAGTTACCGTTCTTTTGCGGTCTCCATTCACCAACACCAGACGCAAACCCCGCTACGTTAAAAACGTTAATCAATTGTTCAATTGACCAGGCATTTCCGTTGTATCTTACAGGAACTTCAGCTTCCCATTTAGTAAACTCACCTCTGTATCTAAGATCAGCGGCACCCATACCAACACGCACCATGTCTTCTCTCATGACTGGTTTACCAATGATCTTAATTAAGTCACACGGAATGTGAAATGATCCACGAGCCGAGACCTTTGTAAGACCATCAATGTGAGAACAAGCATTCACAGCAGCAGCTTTAAAAGCAATAGCCGGGAAGCCGTAATCTTTACCATTTGGCATTTGATATAAAGAATCTCTAAAACATTTTTCAGGATCCTTAGCTTGTCTACCCGCAGCTTTAGCTATCTTCATCTGCTTATCTCTTATTTCTTGTTTGGCCTTCTCTGACCATTTGTTGCATATTAAAGGTGAATCACCTTTGAGTGTTATTACACAGTCTTGTAGCACCACGCCTGGGACTGTAATGTTTTCTGGTTCTTTCTTACTTGGCATTTCTTCTCTCCTCTATTTCTTTGTCTATTAAGTATTCTATAAAGCCTGCCACTGATCTGTAATCTTGATCTGCCATGCCTTTTAGTTTTTTGTAACTATCTTTTTTAATAGCTACAGACTTGTACCTTGATATGTCTGTCATTATATCCACCCCAAATGATTTACAATTAGAATGGCTATAACGCATCCGATAATAATACTAATCATCATCGTCGCTCCCTTCGCTGTCTATTAATATAAGTTCTACCCAACTTGGTATTGTATATTCCATGTTGAACTCCTTTCTTTATTTCTATGGTAAGTATATAATATCTCAACTAATTATGTCAACTCCTAAAAAGATATTAATTGTTATTTTTACCTGAATGCAATCATACAGGAGCATATAAAAGACACCCCTGTATGGCTCTTAAAAGCTGTTTTATTTTCGTTATTTTACGCGGTTTATTTAATATCGCCCCAACTAGAGCCAACTTCACAATCAACTTTAACAGGTACCTTTAACTCAACACACTCTACCATTTGCTTTTCAATTTTCTTTGCATGTATTTCTGATTCAAACGAACAATCTAATTCATCATGCACTTGTATGTGTGGAACTATTCCTTCTTTATATAAATCTAAAATTGCTTTCTTTGTCATGTCAGCTGCTGAACCTTGTATCAATCTATTCAAAGCTTTGTATGTAAACGCACGTTTAATATTTTTTCCATGTTCCCTGGTCGCTTGTTCACGTTGCAATGGCTTATGAATACCGAAGCTTGCGGGCTCCCATAAATCAAAACGACACTTACGTCCCAGTAAAGTTCTAACAAAACCATTCTCTTGTGCAGACTTAGAGGCCTGTTCCGTGAGCTGTTTAACAAAAGGCACACGACTGTGATAAGTTTTAAACAAAGCATCGGCCTGTTCATCGTTTAACCCAAGCTGACTTTTTAATTTACCTTTACCCATTCCATAGAACAGCCCCAGGTTAATTGTCTTTGCAGTTTTACGATCAATGTTAGCCATCTCTGCAACAGTGCCATGGAAGTCCAGGTCACTATTATATCCGTCAATAACTTTATCAGCACCTTCTAAACCATTCCTGGTTATAGCAGCGTAGTGAGCCACGAGCCGTGGTTCTTGTTGGTTGTAATCAAAGCAACCCCACTTCGCTCCTTCTTCAGGTATAAATAAACTTCTTATCATTGGTCCAATCTTTGCGTTTCTTGCAGGTATCTGTTGAAGGTTAGGGTTACTCATTGAGAACCTACCTGTAACAGTTCCGCCCTGGTCAGATCTCATTTGATGTATCTCAGCGTGTATTCTACCTTTGTGTTGATGCTTCATAATTGTGTCAATAAAAGTTGTCCTGGCTTTATTTATCTCACGAGCCTGAACAATTAAGTTAGCCAACTTACTTGGGTGAGTTCCTAAAAAATTCTTATCGAACTTAGGTTCCTTCGACTTTGCAGTCTTTTCGTAAGGTATGTCCATAGAGTCAAATGCTTTCGCAACTGAACGTGCTGCCCACAAATCAACAGAAACCCCTGAGATGTTTTGGATAGAGGAAAGAAGAAGATTCTCTTCTTGAAGGAGTTTCTCTTTTATCTGAGCAGCACGACTGGTGTCAACACGGACACCTCTCCACTTCATCTCAATTAAAGCCGGAAGAATGTTCGTCTCTAATGAGAATATGGAAACTAAATCTTGTTTATATATTTCTGACTCCAGGCGACCCCACAACTTCAGTGTGAGCTCGGCATCCTGTTCAGCATAAGGTCCTACAAACTGTGCGGGGAGCTTATACATCTCGCCTTTAGGGTCTACACCCCACTCTTTTGCAGCCTCATAAAGTAAAGCTTCTGATTTCTTTTCACCCAAATAGTCTTTAGCAACAGCGTTAAGAGAGTAACCCATACGATTCTCGTCTATGATTTGAGCTGCTATCATTGTATCAATCAACGTGCCGTTGACAGGTATCTCTTGATGTTTAAGCCAACCAACATCATACATAGCATTATGAAAAATCTTTCTATTGGGTAAAGACATCATCTTTTTAAAATTTCTAAAAAATATTTTCTCATCAAAGTTACCACCACCAGGATGTCGTAAAGGAAAGTAACCCTTCCAACCTTCTACTGCCATGGCTACACCAATGATTGCACCGTTCCCGGTAGCCCAACCAGGGCCTTTTGTTTTTATGTCAGGGTCCATTGTTTCTAAATCAACAGCTATTTCTTTAGCGTCATCTAAATTAGGAATGTTTTCTGGCGGCAACCACTCGCTTGGTGGTTGAAACATAGGTATTTGATTACTCATGTAAGATTCTATCTTTCCTTCCTTATACTCTGGTAGTATCCAATTATGTTCTTTCATCTAAAAATTTCTGAGAATTCTAAATTACTTTGACTAGCAACAAGATGCAAGGACTGTTTTGCTCTCGTAGCTCCAACGTAAAATACTCTTCTCTCGTCGTCGGGGTTAGCTAAGTAACCTTGCTCAACTCTCTTTGTAAGATCAGTAAGCAACATTACATTGTCAGCCTCTCCACCTTTAGCACCATGTATTGTTGAAACTTTTATTCTAGGTTTTAAATCTATCTCTTCATTATTTCTTAACAAAGATAAAACATAAACTTTCATTGTTTCAGATACTTGTGTCAAAGCATAGTGCCAGGGGGTTCTTTGTTCTATCTTAAGACCATGTTCAACTCCTAATGTTGCAATGTTAAACATCTTCTTTTCATCAACTCCTGACAATCCTTTATGCCCGCGTGCTACATCCTTATCTAATTTTAAATAAGAATAAAAATTCTTTACTTGATTAAAGTTTACTTGCTCACCTCTTTGTAAGGCCTCCCAGGTTCTTATGCCCTCAACTAATTTCTGTGATACAGAAGGGTTGTCAAACTTTTCATAGTAAACACCCATGCTTCTTAGCTCATCAACTAACTGTTCTGCAACGTAGTTAGTTCTACCTAGTAAGAGCCATGATCCGTGTTTCAAGTTTACAGAGTCAAAGCGATGTATATGTTTTTCAAGAAACCCAGATGCAGTTTTAGGCCTATAGTCTTTAGGCACCCTGTTCTCTATCCTGTTTACTAACTTATTAGCTACACCATGCACTGCAATAGGCACACGATAAGACTGATTTAATATTTCTCTCTTACCTGGTAAATCAATCAAGAACTCCGGTTGAGCTCCTGACCATTTAAAAATAGCTTGGTCATCGTCCCCTGCAATATAAACCCTTGCTACAAGACTTTGCATATGCTTTACCATTTCCCACTGTATAAAAGACAAGTCTTGAGCCTCGTCTACAATAAGAACATCTAAATTAGGATTAGGCGTTTGCTCGTTATATTCAATAATCATGTCAGTATAATCAAATAAGTTTCTTTCTTTTTTGTAAGCTTTTAAAGCCCTGTCAACATATTCTAACTTTAACCAACCCCCTGGCACATGACCAAACTGATGAAATACTTTTTCTAACGGCTCATTTTTTACCTTAGCCAGGTTTATCAACTGCATATAAATGTCGTCTGCAACAAAAGCTCCAAAGGTATTGATAGTAGAGTCAGGGTTTGTAAGCCTGACCTGCAGTATACTTTCTAAATCCTTGTAGTGTTCGTCCTTCATAACATTTGTTTTGTCTAGTTTCAAAGACCTGTAAGCAAGACTATGTAATGTTCTAAAATTAGAAAATTGTTTTCTCTCTATATTAAACTTAGAACAAGCTCTAGCGACAGCTTCTTGTGAAGCCTTACGAGTAAACGCAAAGTATCCTATGCGGTCGGGTGGTGTTCCGCGTTCCAATTCTTGTTCTACTATGTTCAATAACTTTGTCGTCTTGCCAGTGCCTGGAGGCCCAAATATAATTGTTGTGTTATCCATTAGAAAGGTATTGTCTCCTTCATACTTGGTAGATCTAAATTAACTTCCTCACCACTTTGATCAGGAACATACCACATGTAAACTACTTTACCTCTCACTCTTTTTCGTGTGTCACCACCACCTAACTGTTTTATCCTTGCACCCATCTGTGTTGTAGTAAACTCAAAGAATCTTTTTTTCTGTAGGTACTCTTCTAAAGAAGACATCTTAAAAAATATTTTACCTTCCTCAGCCCAGGCCTTACCAATTAATATTTCTTCTATGTTCATTGCTTTACCTTGATCATTAATAAAGTTATCAAGGTGCTGTTCAAAGCGACCTTCTTTTCTAACTTCTTTAGGCATCTCAATGATCTCTACACCCTGTAATAACTGTTGAATTCTTGCGGTCCAGTCCCTTGTATTCATAGGGTTAGGTAAAACGTTTAAGTTATCCATACACGCTTTTCTAAACTTTGACTGATCAAAGAGAGAGTCTGTTGTGAGCTCGAGTCTTTGTCCATCTACATTTAAAAACCAAACAGATTCATCTGACTGATACTTAGTCAAGTCACCAAACTTATGTTCGTAGTCAGGACCAACCCCATAGACTCTTTGTCTACATAGGTTTGAATTACAATGTGAACACATTGGTTGATCCTTACACTTGTATGCATATTCTTTTTTCTCATGTTGCTTAATAGTCTTGTTGACTTGCGCAATAGACAAAGAAGGGTCCATGTACTTGTGATTAAACTCTGATATTTTATCCTGCCAGAGATCAGGAAAAGCTTTCTTAGCATAAACAGCATATTGATATAAAGCATTATCTCTTGTGCCTTCAGGAAAACCTTCGGCCATTAAAGTTTCTAAACAAGGTGGTCCGTCTTTAAGCTCACGAGACTCGTCAACCACACTAATCTCTTTTAATTCTTTTGGTGTTAACACTATGTTGTCATAATGCTTATAAAATTCTTCTACTGATAAGGACTGACCCTCATCATCCATAGCATAACGCATACTTTCATTACCGCCGTGATAAGGCAGATTCAAAAAATTACCTGTGTCACCTCTATCTGCTTTGATCTCAGTCTGCTTAGGAAATATTTCACAATCAGCGTAACCAAGAAAGGCAGCTATTTCATACAACTTGTTTCTCATTACAGTTGCTGATACTGCTTGCTTTGTAAATAGAAACAGGTGTGCCCCGCCGCTCTTAGAACGACAAACACTCATAGGAATTTTCTTTAGTCTAAGCTTTTTTATTATTGATTTAAAATCAAGCGGATACTTATCGATATCACAGCAACCCCAAAAACAATTGGAATTATCCATGATAGGAACAACACCCAACGAAGGGTCCTGTCCTAGCAAGTGATTTCTATAGTATTCCTCTAATAAAGGCTCTTTTTTGATATAAGCTTTACCTGATAATTTACCATTCTCTTTAGTCTCTCCTTTGTAGTAAACACCATAGGCTCTATCTAAACCCCTAAATATCTCTCTAAATTTCTTATAATCCAAAACATCTCCTGATTAAAAAAGGGGGCCGAAGCCCCCTCTAAAGTTAAAATGGTATGTTCTCGTCGAGTTTAGTAGAAGATGTTTCACTTTCCTCGTATGAAACGTTTCTCTCACCTTTACGACAGCTTTCTTCAAAGTCTTTTGCCATCTGTAAAATCTCAGAACTATTATCTAACTCAGTTATCACGGCATCTTTTATGGGGCCGTTCCAACCATACCAGGTGCCTTTATCATTTGACTCTTTCATAGTTGACCACTTGTAAACGTGAGCAAAAGAAGGAGCGGCAAATAAAGTACCGTTTTCGTTTTTCAAGAACTGTCTTTTCATCATAGTGTTCCAACGCTTACTATGCTTAAGCTGTGTTGACTTAAACGTAATTACAGCGGGCGAAGGTACACCATTCTTTTCCATGACTAGAACAAAGTGATTGTGACAAGTGTCGATGTAGTTGCCACTCTCAAGTCTATCTTTGTTCTGCTCATCTCTTTTAGTCTTCATGAGAATGTCAGAACTAGCATCATAAACATTGATAGGCGCACTACTGCCCTGTCCTCTATCAGTCCATTCAACGTACTGTAATTGAAAGTAACAAGGTATAATTTTGATACCTTCTTCTGACTTAAACAGTTCTTGAGTTACAGTATTGTAAATCATTCCTGCTTTCGCACCTTCAATTTCTTCCAGTTCAGGCGAAAGCTGCATCAAGATTTTAATTCTTGGTGTAGCCATTGTGTCAGTAGATACGTTTTGTAAACCTCTACCTGACAATGCTTCGAGACTCGACAAGGTTACCGCAGCAACCTCAGAGTTTTTCTTAGTCTCAACTGCCTTACCTGTAGACAGCTTCTTCGTACTTTTCGTTTTTTTAGTTTTACGCATGTTATCTCCTTATCTTTATTTCGTTCAAAACATGTACCCCGAAAAGATCTAAAGGTATTTCAGTCGGGTTGCCTTTATCTAGCTGCTCTTTAAAGAAAGCTTTAAGAGTGCTTGGATGTACTGAGGCATTGTCCACAGGCTGTAATCCTTGCTCTTCGATCGCATGAATGAATTGTTGCGCTTGAGAGTCTTCGCCTTTAGCGAAGCTTGCTTTTACTTCACGTTTGATTAAGTCACCAAATCCTTTTTCGCGTAACACCTCAAAGGCAGACTCTTGTAAGTCCTTCTTGATGTGCGCCACTACTCTTTCGGATGCAGTCACTTTTGATCCATTCGCGAGTGTTAACGATGTTAGATTCTTTGATCTTAAAAGATCAGCTGTCTCGTCGTACAACTTCTGAAGTTTAATATTTAAGTCTTTTTTATGTAACTCAATATTACTAATTTCAGCCATAGTTGATTCGATATCTTGACATTTTGACCCCAAAGAGGACAAAGATCCATCATCTAACTTACTAAGATCTTTAGATGATTGTTCTAAAGAACTCAGCACTGATGCGTTGTTCATTACGTTCTCCTATTCATATCTACTTCAATTGGATAATACTTTTGATGTCTTTTATCCCACTTCAATAGATTAAATCTACCCCTGTTAATATCTGAGCAATGCGCACACACTATGCCTATGAGTGAAGGATCACCAAGACAAAGAATGTAATCATCGTCAGTATACTCTTTGATTACCTTCTTAATTTTGGCAACTGCAGGTCCAGGTGATAAAACTACCTGAAAACCAGGGGGCATGACTGGAACTAACTTACCATACTTATCGGCAGATAAGATGTCCCTACCAGGCATTTCTTGTACAATATATACTATGCTCATATTTCCTTCTTTCTCGTTGCGTATTATATAGTAGTTGCAATCCCAATTACAAGCACTATATTTATAATTAGAAAGAATGAATAAAATACAGGACTATCCGTTTAAGACTGAGCCTTTTGCTCATCAGCTAGCTGCATTAGGTGCAGCTTTAGAAAAAGATAATTTTGCCTGGTTTATGGAAATGGGTACAGGTAAAACTCTTGTAGCTATTTATAACTCTAGCTATCTTTATGACAATGGACATATTGAAAGCCTATGTGTTATAGCTCCTAAAACAGTTTACAAAAACTGGATAAGAGAACTTAATAATCATTTACCGGAACACATTGTGCCTGACATTTTTATATGGGGCTCTGATAACAAAGCAGAAGATAGAAAAAAATTAGATAAGATTTTTTTACCTAACGATAAGTTTAAAATTTTTCTTATGAACATAGAAGCGTTCAGTACAAAAAAGGGAGTTGACTTCGCTAAGAAGTTTTTTCTTTCTCACAGATGTATGGTGGCCATTGATGAAAGCACAACTATAAAAAACCCTACAGCTGCTCGAACTAAAAATATTTTAAAGATGTCACCTCTGATTAAGTACAAAAGAATCATGACAGGTTCTCCTGTTACTCGATCACCTATAGATCTTTATTCTCAGTGTGCTTTTTTGGACGAAGATTTATTGGGCTTTAGTTCTTTCTGGGCTTTTAAAAACAGATACTGTGTAATGGTTAGAAGAAACATGCCTACTCATAACTTTAACATGATTGTAAGGTATCAAAGACTCGAAGAGCTTGCAGAAAAGATTGAACATTTTAGCTACCGCGTGCTTAAAGATGATTGTCTTGATCTACCTGAAAAGATATATCAAGTGCGTCATGTATCAATGACTCCAAAACAAATGGAAGCTTATGTTTCTATGAAGAGGATGGCTATCGCCAACATTGAAGGAGAGAGATTAACTGCACTGTCAGCTCTAACACAAATTTTAAGACTACATCAAATAGTATGTGGACACGTAAAGCTTGACAACGGTGAAGTAAAGGAAGTTGAAAACAACAGGATAAAAGAACTCATGAACATACTTGGTGAAACATCCGGCAAAGTTCTTATCTGGGCAAACTATAGACACGACATACAAACGATTGCAAAAGAAATTGCCAAGGTTCATGGTCCAGGTTCCGTTGCTACTTTTTATGGAGACACTCACAGTGAAGAGAGACAAAGCATTGTAGATAGGTTTCAAAACGAAGAAGAGTTAAGATATTTCGTAGGTAATCCTAAAACAGGCGGTTATGGTTTGACTTTAACTAGAAGTCACACTGTGATATATTATAGTAACTCTTATGACTTAGAAGTCCGATTACAATCTGAGGATAGGGTGCACCGCATAGGACAAACATCAAAGGTCACTTATGTTGACCTAGTAACCGAAGGCACTGTGGATGAAAAGATTGTACAAAGTTTAAGAAATAAGATTAACATAGCGACGCAAGTCATGGGAGAGGAGTTAAAACAATGGCTGATTTAATTAAAGGTCCTAGAGTATTATCTTTAGGCGCAGGAGTGCAGTCTAGCACTTTAGCATTTATGTACGAGTATGGTGAGATAGGCCCTATGCCTGACTTCGCTGTTTTTGCAGATACAATGGCAGAACCCAAAGAAGTTTACGAATGGTTTGAATGGATGAAGACTAAGATTAAAAATTATCCTATTCATGTTATTAGTGCAGGAGACATAGAACGAGATTCCATTGAAGCAGCAGAAGGTTTGCATACTTCAAGAACCCCACCTTTTTTTACTAAAGACCCAAAGAAACACAGCATGGGTATCTTAACCCGTCAGTGTACCGGGCACTACAAGATCGAACCTATTCACAAGTTTTGTAGACAATATATGGGTTATCAAAAAGGACAACGTGTTAAAAAAGGAACTGTTGTAGAAATGATCATGGGTATATCTCGTGATGAAACTTATCGTGTAAAAGAAGCTAGAAAGCCTTGGATCAAAAACATGTATCCTTTGGTAGAGAGAAATATTACTAGAGCCATGTGCAAGAAATGGTTTGAAGATCATGCTATGCCAAAGCCTCCAAGATCAGCATGTACTTTCTGTCCTTATAAAACCTGGAAAGAATGGAAAAATTTAAAAGATAATTCACCAGAGGAATTTCAACATGTTATTGAGTTTGAAAAGAAAATTAATGGTGGCTTCAAAGGTATGAGAGAAGGCTACACGGTCTTTGTTACTAAAGAAGGTAAACCGCTGAGCGAAATTGATATTGATGAAAAAGCAAAAGACAATGGTCAGATGTCCATGTTTGATGAACTAGGTGGTGTTGCAATCAATGATTGTGATGGGATGTGCGGAGTATGAGGATAGTCTATCAAGACGGTGATTTATATCTAAGTCTAACCAAAGCAGAAGTTAAAAACGTTTCAGAAAATAATGGAACACCTATACGATTAGATTTAGGTAATTTAAAAGTGTTGCACGAAGACATTAATAAAGCCGTCATGCAACACTGGTCTAAAGTTGAAGTCTGGGAAGCCTTAGAAGAACACGCTAGGTCTTAGCTACAATTTCGGCAAGATGTTCACAGCGCCTTGGTGTCTGTGAATGCCACCTAGAATCCTGCATTTCAGCTGCGGCTGTCTTATAATCTTTAACTCTTAAAGCTTTAAAAAACTTGAGAAACTTTCCAACGCCTGTGGTTCCCAACTGAAAAACCATTTCCAAAATTACCTCACCTATGTGTTGCGGTACATCGTGACCAATCTTATCTTCTATTAACATGTCGGCTCCTGCTGCAGCTCTGTTTAAATCCATTTCAAATATTTCCATGATGTCTTCTAAAGGTATCTCTACTCCTTCAGCAAACTTTTCAAGTTCATGTGCCTGCACAAGGTGGCCTATACCCACAGTTTTTTTGCCTAAGCTGTCCAAGTATACAGAAGTCCTTAGGCCTTCATGGTCCTGCACTCGAGCTTTCAGCTCATCAGTTATTTTTATCATTCCAAACAATCACAATCCTCAACATCGAGTTCACAAACAGGGCAGATTTCAACTACCGATTCCCCAATGTCTTTCATGTTCATCTACTTCCTTTCTTTTAAAAAAAAGTATTTTACTAAATAACGTTTTAATTTTCAATAACATACTAATACTGAAAGCCTAAGCCAAAATTAAAATCTCCTGAAGGAGTGGCTCTTAAATTATAATCAATGGGAGTATCGTTAAACATAAAGCTATTATTGTATCCTATTCCTTGGTTAAGGTTGAAAGGATTGATGTCAAAATTATCTAATCCATAACTTGTTCCTAAATTTTTAAGTTGTTCAATCCTATCATATATAGCTTGAACACCTGTGTTGTCTGCTAACATGTTTGAAGTATCCATGTCGCTAACTTTTATGGGATCGAAAGACATATTTCTGAACAAAGGATTGTTAGAAGCCCCTGCACCTTCCAATATACCTTCTAAGTTTTGATTTAACTGTTCACCTGGAGGGTTTAAAAATCTATCTACCTTTTGTTTGCCACCTTCATACTTTTCTTTTACAAAGTTCAGTAGATCAGCAGTGACTCCACCACTCAGTACTCTTTCACCAACTTTACCCAACGTATCGCCTGCTGCTCTAGTAAAGTCACCCGCAAACTCTCCAAAGTTTCGTGGTCCAATAGCATTTACTTGAGGTTTAGTTAAAGATAGTATGGTTCCTCCTGTATTAGGATCTTTAAGACCTAAATTAACAGTATTTAATCTAGTGATACCGGAGGCATCTGTTGCTTCAGTTCCACCCAATCTCCTACCTTGGTTGTACACCCTAGTTTTTTCAAAATAATCTTTTAAATTAGCAGGTCTTCCATATTCTTTTTCGATAGCATCTGCTTGTGCTTGAACTACAGGGTTTACTCTAAATTTTCCCTTAGCAGTTGTGCCTGGAGAAAGAGCCATACCTGAGTCGAATCTTGACATTATACTCTTCTCCTTAAAGATGCCTGTAGTAATCCATCTTGTGGGAATAAAGCCTCTGCCGTTTGTACATCAGGTGTTCCGGTAGTTAAAGGCTGATTGATAACTTCGTTAATGTTTGGAACGCTTGACGGTCTACTTACCTGATTGGCATCAGGAACCTTGACCGCGGTTTCTGGTTGTTGAGCTGCGTCTGAAGTTGAGATAACAGTTTCTGGTCGTACAGCTTCGTCTTGCCTTGTATCAGGTATAAGTTTCTGCTTTACACTATCTATGAACTTTGATGTGTTAAGATTGTTTGCCATAGTTACCTCTTTTAATCCACCAAATCGACTATATGAATCCTCAGCAGACTCTATTAAACCAAGTTTAGTGAAATCATTCTCTAATGAATCTTCTAAAGCTTGATCGTTGTCAAAGAATCTTTCTAATGCTCTTCCTAAGCTGACTAAACTACTTGGGTTCTTTAAATACTTACCAGTTGATAAATCTTTCATAGCCTCTGTCATAGGTCTTAAAACAAAAGGTTGAGCCATGAGACGAGCAGAATACTTAGATAATAAAACAGCAGCAATAGTTCCTATAGGACCTACTGTTAAAGTAGAAGCACCCACTAAACCTGCACCAGTTATACCTCTTAAGAAAGAACGTACACCACCGATCTGAGCTCTTCTGGCCAAGAAGGTAGAAAGGTTAAAGTTTTTATTATTAAAGAAAATAGCAGAAGCATCCGCAAACTCTCTTAAGGTATCCACTGTTAATGCTTTTCCATCAGCGTCTTTTAATTTAGCTAAGTTTAAACCTTCACTAAGACCACGTAAGCCTCCATCATCTAACCTGCCAAATTGATCTAGTCCTAAATTCATTTTATATTTTTGAACATCGAAGGTCATCTTGCCCAGGTCATCTGCAAGTCCTGCACTACCCTTATTTGTTGTTGTAAAAGCTTCTTGAAAAGCTCTTCCTAATTTAAAAGTCATAGCTTCTTTAAAAGCATCTTCACCTGTTCCTTGAATACCGGCCGCTCTTAAGTCTTCTACTTTTGCATTTTTAAAAATCTTATGAATTGTTCTAACACCCTGTGGGTTAGATAAGGTAAAAGCTTTGTCAAATAAAGTATCTAAAAAACTACCACCCATTAAAACTTTATCTTGAAAATAAAAATTACCTGCTCCTTTAAAGTTTTTCTTTTGATCTCCCATGAGTATCGCATACTGAGCATACTCTTTATCGGCTACGTTTAAATTATCTAAGTATGCTTTTTTTAATTTGTCAAAAGCTTCGTCAGTAACGTTTGCAGGTTTGATAGGGTTACCTAAAATTCTTTCAAGAAAGTCTTGAGCTCCCATTAAATCATCAACGGATGCCTTACCCACTCTGCTTGTGCCTCTCTCAGATAACTCTCCAAGAGTAGTTGCTATTACATCTCTAGTGTATTTAATTCTGTCATAGTCCACAAAACGACCAACATTGTTTACATTTTTTGGTTCAACTATTTCTTTAAATATATCAGAAACCATTTTAAGATCTCCTGATGCCTTACCAAAGTCAGTTCCGGCACCTAGCCTGTCTAACATTTCTTTTGAGTAGGTTCTTAAACTTTCAATGTCAAAAGCTTTGTTGAGAAGTCTTCCAGACTCGTCGCGAAGTCTGTACTTGTCTAAAATATCACTCATCATTTTTTTATCACCAGATAAAAAAGCTTCTCGAACGTTGTATCCCATTTTAGCCATTACGCTAGAAGGTCCTCCTTTTGCAGCGTCAACGAGTTGTTTAAATCCAGGAACCGTGCCTTCACCTTTTTTAATAAAACCACCTACGTTTTTAGCATAGGCTTTTTCAAACTCAGGACCAAAGAAAGGAACTCTACCTAAAACGTTAGGTAAAGAACTTACAATAGGAATATTTGAAACCTCTGCTCTGCCTGGTTCTACTCCTATGTTTTTTAATCTATTATAAACAGTTGGATTAGGAGAAAGTAATCTTGTTCCACCTGCTTTGAATAAGCTCATGACTGGTCTAACTGCTGTTAAACCACCACCTAACATTAAGTCAAACTGTGTTTCTTTTTTTAAATAATCAACTAACTGATCTCGAGTTGGTCTATTGATACCTGTTTCATAACCAATCATTTCTCCGTACTCATCAAAAGTAGGACTGTATAAAACTCCTTTTGAATTTAGATGAGTCATCAAACCTTCGTAGCCTGCTAAAGAAGATATATAAGCTGCGGTTCCACCCAATACAGCGCCTACGGCTGCTCCAGGTAAACCAAAAAATTTACCAATGTTAGCTCCTAGCTTAGCTCCCGCTACTGTTCCTCCCAAAGATGAGGAAAGACTTGTTAATAGTTTTAAGCCAGGTAATGGATTAGGTCTGTCTGTAAAATATTGAAACTTGTCATCAAGCTCATTCAAATCATATGTTTCAGGATGCATCATTCTATCTGTGTATCCGTATTGATTCATAAAATACTCAATGTTTTTAATTATTTCTTGTTCAGGTAATCCTTTTTGCATTCCTACTGTTGAAACTTGTGAAATTATTTTTTTCATTCCTTCTAAAGGAATTTTAGCTGAAGCAAATTTACCTGCTGTCTCATACTTTGATGCAGCTTGTTTAAAACCTAATACTGTAGGTAGCTCTGCCCCTGGTTCTAAAGTCTTATCGTCTTCTCCCTCGACTAAATCTCCCTCAGCAAATTCTTTTACATCTTGTAAAGTAATTCCATCCATTACTTCAGGATTGTCAGTGCTTTGTTGAAACTGAAGTCTAGCTAAGTAAAGATCATCAAGTGTTAAATAATTTTTCATTTATAATGTCATTCCATATTCTTCTAATATACCTTTTAAGTTAAAATAATCTGATTTTTGAGTATTGTTCTGACCAGTTGATTGTAAAGCGTTTTGATTAAGTTTTTCTATCGGCACTTGTTCTGTAGGTTTAACATAATTGCCTTGAGTTGATGATGTAGGCATTTGAAAAACTGAAACTTTGTTTGGTTGCCATTTGTAAAGGTCATAAATACCCGGCTCTTCTGTTTGAAAGTTCTGTTGAACAAGCGTGTCGTATCTTTTTATCATTGACTCTTTAAAACCTCCAAGCTTATTACTTAACTCTATAGGACCTTGAGTAACACTATCCATTTTAAACTCACCTATAGAAGATTCAATTGTGTCTTTTAATAATCTTTGTTGAGGTTGTTGAAAACGTGCAAACTGAATACCTAAAATCTTACCCTTTAAGCCTAATTGAAATACTTTAGGATCAATACTTAATTGCTTGCCTGCAAAACTAAAGTTGTATCTTTCTTTAGAAGTAGCTTCAGGTCTTATAAACTTACCATCTATAAACTGAATTCCTTCTTCTGCAGCTGTATCTACAAGAAAATTAAAAGTATCTTGAGCGTCTTGTTTAACATCACCGATCGCCATTAAAGTAGTTTCACCCATTTCATTTGCAACAGGTATCGTACTGTTTTCGTTGTATCCTTTTGCTTTCATAAATTCATCAACAGCATCAGGATTCTGTAATATGTCGTTTATAGTAAAGTCACCAAAAGCTTTGTTTTGATAAATTTCTTCATTTAAAAGATCTACAAACTGTTGATTGTAATCTATTCCTTGTGTTTTAAGGATTAAGTTTTGTCTCATTCTTGCTTTTAATTCTTTGTCAGCGTCTCCTGTTAAACCTGTATCAAAATTTTCAATTTCTGAAAAAGCCAATTCTATGTCTTGAGCTTCCTTCGCGTTATATAGCTGTGCGGTGTCTACATTATTTGTTAAAGCACCTGCAATATCGGCGGTTTTACCAAGAAATAAACTTAACAATGCTTTCGGACCAACAATTGCTTCACCACGTTCGTTAACTAAATCTTCTCCTGCAATAGCAGTAACAAAGTTTATGGAACCCAACAATTGATTCATTCTTTCATTGCCCTCTTTAAAGAAGGAAGTTGGATCACGAAGACCTTTGTAATAGGTAGCATCTTCTCTACTATCGACAAGAACGAAATTACGATTTCTAATAACTGTTCCATCAGATGTTGTTATATCTGTTATAGGATTGAGTTGCTCTGCTTCTAGTGGACTATTTACTTGAGTGACTGCACTTGTAAATCTAAGAAAACTTCCGTCGGGTGCATACTCAACTCCTCTTAAAAACATTGCTTTGTCAAAAGGTTGATTAAGCTTTGCTGAATCCGCAGCGATTGACGCTGCTCTATCTAACATGTCTTGTTCTTTTTGAAAAGCCATAGATACGGCACTTGCACCAAGTTCTCTATCATATGCTTTTCTTTCTTGAGCAAGTTTGATAGCACCATCAAGAACAGGACCACTAGCCTGACCTAATACATCTAAGAAACCTGCAACACCTTTTTCATTAGTCTTACCTGATACTAAGTTAGAAGCTAGTTGTAATAAAAGAAGAGCAGGAGTGGTTGAGTCTTTTGTTTCAGTAGCATCTCTAAGTAAACCTTTAAAACGTTCAGTTTCTCTTTCAAAATCAAAAGTACCTGCTTCTCTATTTGCAAGATCGTTTTGAGCTGCATCTTTGTTAGCAAAGCCTTCTTCACCACCACTGCTTTCATTTATAACTTCATCTTTTTTCTCATTTACTATGTCATCGTTAGGCTTCTCTTCCCCGCCACCTAATAAATTAATTAAATCTTTTGCTCTTTTGTCTATTTTAATTGGACTCTCACCACCTCTTGTTAAATCTGTTTGTGGTTGAGGGAAAGGACCTTCCTTAGCTAAGTCTTCCATTAAAGACAGGTCGCCAGTTTTAACATCTTTGAAAGGCGCAATAGGACCACCTATGGCCTCTGCTTGTTGAACTAATTCTTCATCTTGAGGAAAGTCATAGACACCTGCTGCCTGGTCATCTTTTAACCCTCTTTCTCTACCTTGTCTAAATCCTTCAACCAAGGCTTTTTCAGCTTGTCTTATCTCACTTGCTCCAACACCAATCTTTGCTAAATCAAATGCAAAGTTAGGTTGTCTAACTGCGTCTATTAAAAAGTTTAATCTTTTCTTTGATCCTACTGGAAAGTTCTCACTAAAGTAAGTCATTGGGTTTTGGTTCAGTTGATCGGGAAAACCATATGGATTTCTTTCCGTTTTAGCTCTAAAGCCAGAACCCTCGCCTGTATTAATTGATCCTCTATCTAAACCAAAAACAGCAGTTCCTAGTTCTTGAACTAAACCTCTATTTAAATCTTCGACAGGAGCTAATATGTAATTAAACATATCTCCATAGTAATCAGGAGTAGCTCTAAAAGTTTCTTTAAGATTATCTACAATTCCTTTTGTAAAATAAGCACTTGTGCCTGTCTCTTTCTCTCTTTTAGAAGTTTCAATACCTTTGGCTATGCCGCTTAAAAAGTCAAAACCTAAAATGGGTTTAAAAAGACCTGAGTCGTAGACACTTTCCGGACGAGCACCACGAGGTTCGCCTCTTACCGAAGACCCTCCCCGGTAACCTTTAACAAACATTTGTCTATTAAGTACATTTGACATTCACTATCCTATGAGAAACTAAACCCTGAATCACCTAACAAAGAACTAATACCTGCTAAGCCTACTCCTGCACCAAGTAATTGACTAAATGGAGAGGGTGAAGGTTGTGTTGTAAATACCTGTTGACCAGAAGGAACACCTCGTAAAATATCTGAAGCAAATTGTATTCTACCAAAAGGTTCTCTTTGAGCTTCTAAAGTATTTTGACGAGCTACATCACGTTGCATTTGATCTTGTTGTTGTTGTAGTCCTCCAAGACCCAATAGCTGACCTATGTCTTGAAAACCACTTCTTTGGGCCATAGCACCTAAGCCTGCTGTTTGTTCAGCTATACCTTGTTGCGCTATGCCTCCTGCTAATGTCTGTTGACCTAACTGACCTAGTGTTGCAGCAGATCGTAACTGTTGTTGTTGAGCTTGTAAAAAATTTCTTTGTACGTCTTCAGCAATTCTTCTTGATTTGATGTCTTGTAAGTTTCTAGCTAATTCTGCTCTTTGCACACCTTCACGACCACCACCAAAAGCATTTGCTCCTATTGCTTGTGCCGAAGCTTGATTCTGAGCCATAGCGCCTTGACGATCAATTTCAGCTAAAACATTTTGTGTAACTTGTGATTGATACGGATCCATAAACTGTGCAACTCCAGAAGGACCTACCATGTTTACACCCTGTCCTATAGTACCAATACCCGCTCCTAAAGTAGTACCCGCTGCACCTAGTTGTTGAGAAGCTGCACCTAGATAAGGTTGATAAGCTCCGATACCAGAAGAAAAGGTATTGCCTGTAATATCAGTGTTTGCTGCAGACATAGCTGCATTTTGAAAAGGTTGAAACTGTGCTACAGAGGCAGCAGGAATAGTTTGAGCAACGTTAGCTACACCGTTAGCTCCAAAAACAGATTCAAGTAATTGTTCTGCTCTTTTCTCAATAAACTCCGGTTGTCTAATAATTTGTTCGTTAACTGCCATTATGCTGTCCCTACCATGTTACCTAATATACCTTTTTTCTGTGCGTCTTGTAAGCCATAAAAGAAAGAACCGCCCATTTCTTTCGCTTGATCTAAATCTTCTGCACCCATGCCGTAACCTATATCAGCTACTGTCTTAGCATTAACGACAAACTCTCCGTCAGCTAGTTTAGCATACACAGTGTCCTTGTTCGGTGATCCGCGGTCATCGGATATTGGACCTTCTCTCTCTAAAAATAAATCTCTTCTTGGACTGTTCATTTTAAAATTATCTATATTGCCGTCCATCATCATACCCTCTGCGGCTCCTATTGTTAGAACACCTTTTCCTGGACCAGTTTGAAAAATCTTAGGGTTTTCATATTGATCAAATTTAAATTTTTCTTCTTGCATCTGTTGAAGTATCTCTTGCCTACGTTGTTCTCTTAACATTTCAAGCATGTCTTTATCTGCCTGACTAAAACCATCGTCGGCCTGCTCACCTTTTTTAGCGTGCATGATACCACCATCTTTGGCCATGTTATAAGAATAAAGTCCGCCTTGACCTGCAACCGGGTTAATAAGAGAGGCCATACCAGTTGGTAAAGCACCTTGACTTCCTACCTCAGGACCACTTGGCAAATTTTCTATATCGCTTTCATCAAAGAAACCTGAAGTTCCGGCTAAACCAAGAGCACCTATAAGAAGTTCAGGATTAGTTTTTGCAAATTCTGTAAACTTAGAAAGAATTCCCCCTGTAGCATCTGTGCCTGCGTTTCCACTTAAAACAGTTTCTTGTGCTCTAGCTAGAAGATCTGCGTCCGATGAACCAGTTCCTAAAGCTTTTAATGCATCAAATTCTTTTAAGGTTGCACCACTAATCTCTGTGCCTGATCCTATGCCGGTTCTCATTCCACCTTGTAAAGGATCATATATTGGTTTTCCACCTATCATTCTTGAAGCTTCTGCTGCTTGACTCGGTAAATACTTACCACCAAAGCCCATTTGAGTCATGCCTGGAGAGAAACTACGTTGACCAAATGATTTTAGTATACCCGATTCACCGCCAACGATACCTGGTATATTTCCTTGAGAGAAAAACTTTCCTAAAGGTCCTGAACCTCCGGATAGGAATCTTTGACCACCATAACCGACAGCTCCTGCAATTAACGCATTGTTTAAAGCTTCTTGACCTTCATCGCCTCTGACTAAAGAACCTATTCCTGAACCAATTGCAGCTCCCGCCGGTCCTGCAACCGCGTATCCAATTGTTCCGGCAACCGCCGGTAGAACATCTTTGATTCCTTCAATAAAATTTTTTAACATTTTCTATTCCGGCAGTGTGTGTGCCCCCGCAAATACATTCGGAGCTGTTACGTGGACATCTCTTCTAATATCTGCCTCTGTTGTGTCTGTTTCTGAATTGTCAATATCGGCCTGACATTCTTCGTGTGAACTGTATTCGTGCCCTGTTTTTAAGTTAGTTACAGTAGTTTCAACTTTAGCGCTATAAACAGGTATTCTTTGACCACCTATTTCATCATAACGTAATAAAACAGGTTCGTCTAAAATCTTTGCCATATTATAGTTTTATCGAGAAAGGGCTAAGAAATCAATAGGTTTTACTAAGGATTAAGTTTTAATCCTACGACAAATATTTTTTTATTTTCGTATGTAAATTCGCCTTTATGAGATAATAGAGAAGAAAAACAAGTGCCTGTACTCTTTATAGGCTGCACTCTAATACAGGTTCTTTCCATGTGTTCTTGATTGTAATCATTTAGATAGAAAACAGTATGTCCTGAATTACAGGTTGAAAGATAAAGAAATAAAACAAAATCCTCATTATGCCAATGTTTGTGTATGTCCATACCCCCTCCATTCTCATACTCTAAATAATGAACCCAAAAGTAAGAGAATTTATCTGTTCCTAATTGCTCAGATACAAATTTAGAAAGACCATTATTTAAAAAAGTTTGAAACTCCTCATCTTGCCATTTATGTAAGTTAGGTGTCTGATACCCTGAGTTTTTTTCATTATTATTAAAAGAGGTATTTTCTTGCCATGTCATAGGGTTAGAATTTCTATAGCTCTCGTATTTGTCTATTAAAAATTTTGTTATTAAAGGATCGACACTAAAGTTTCTTAAGAGAGGATAATTCAAAATAAGATTATTGTTGTTGTTTTATCTCTAAAACAGATACTTCAATCATAGCTCTGCTCGCAGCATTAGCCTGAACTTTTAGGGAGTCACCCTCAGCATATACCATACTAGTAGATATTGTATTGGTATCACTTGCAGAGACATCAACTTGAAATACTTGAAGGTCTGCACTACCATTATTGTGGTCAATATTTACAGTGACTGCATTTGATCCATCGTAGTTGTGGGTGTTAATTGTTTTTACAATAAAAGTAGATACAGGAACTGGTGGTGTTGCAGCTACATCGGCAGTTGGAACTGTAAAGACTGTTGTCAGATCTGTTGTAGTGACATTGGCTATAAATCTTTTAAATACATCAGCCACTAAAATACCATGCCCTTCTTGTGGCCTCTTCTTGAGTGTCTTGTGTATACTGAGTATTCAACTGTTGAATTAACTCTTCTAATTGTCTAATAAGTTCAGCAGACTGCTGAGCATCATACTCAGGTCTTGGATCAGGAAATCTTTGTAAAACTAACTTTGCCATTATCTTCTACCATCAGGCTGTATTTCAAAACGTTGTGTTCCTAGTCTCCAAGCTGTGCCTGTGGTGTTGGAAACAACATTGACTGTAAACTCTCTACCTCGTCCTCTCAAACTGACAAACTGTGTGCTGTCTACAAAACTAGTAGTTTTAATTACACTAGTGCTATTGTTTGGATAGTTTTTAAATTCTAAACTCATATTCAATGTTCCCTCTTGATTTTGCACATCAGGAATAAGCTTTGATACAAAAGAAAACTCATCACCTGTGCCAATCTCAACAGAACCTGATTTAACATATGCAGTGATAGCTTCATCATCACCGTTGTTACCAACTTCATGCAAGAACATTTGACTAGCTCCGTCTGTTAATCCAGATATGACTTCATTGTTGGCCGTGGTCGTTGGTAAGTAATCTGAGGCCACCGGGTTATCGTAAACCTCTCTATCAATCCAAGCTGTTCTATCCAATGTTCCGATCCACCAAGTTTGTTCTAAATAGTTATAAGCAACCACTGCATTAATTTGATTTGATCCTGTTCTATTGTAGAACCATAAAATTTCGTTGTACTCACCATTGTGTCCTGCAAAAGCATTTTCAGATCCTGTTTGATTAATATTATCAAATATGTATTGCTCCACTGTGCAAGGTAATTTTTTAACTGTACCATCAAAGAGAAAGAAAGAATCTTGAGACATCCAATAAGAAACACCATTAATATCTATACCTGCGTGTTGCCCTATGATGCCACAGTTTTGACCAAGTTGTCTTAAACCAAAAGTAAAAGGAGGACCAATAAATTGCATTGAGTGTAATGAGGTGTCAGTCCATACAAGTATTTGACCTCTTGATCGCTCTGCGGCCACGATTCGTGATCCGTCAGCAATTCTTAATGTGCCTGCAGTATTCTCTGCTGTAGGTTGGTATGTTTCAATGTCTTCTTGGTTTGAAAATCTTATAAGTAAATCATCTTGAGCATTAGTTCCACCGATAGTAGGTTGAGACCCCATTAAAAGTAAATGTCTATCAGGTGTAGATACTAAACCTAATCTTGACTTAGTTGGTGCGTTTGTAATAGCTGCTGCTCTTGTTGATACACCTCCTGATGTGTCCCATTTAAAAGCCCCACCATTTAATACAACTGCAATTAAGTCTTCACCAAAATTATCAAGAGACCATTGTCTTGCTTCTAAGGTTACGTTTGAAGTTGTAGAGGGTGTTCCCCATGTACCTGAACTCCAAGTATCTGTTCCCCAACCAAAAGCGGGTAATGAAAACTCAGGACCTATATTAATTTGATACTTTGCATTGCCAGTTCCACCGCCGCCTGAAGTTGATCCAGAAGCAGCAGAAGTCGCTGTGACCACATAGGCATTGTTATTAGCTACTGAAGTAACTTCAAATTCTTTGTTCATGTCTAGACCATCAATAGCTGAAAAAGAGTCAAAGGTAACAAAGTCACCTTTTTGTGCGCCATGAGATGTATCGGTGACTACAACAGAAACTGAAGCATTTGTAGTAAAAGGATTTGATAAGGAGCTCGTTGTTTTTCTTAAAGGTGTTATGTCGTAAGCTTCACCCTCTTGAATAACATATAATTTTCTATCAGTGCCAACTGCATTATGTCTTGTTCCGTCAAGAGATATCCAAGCGTGCTGATCCCGTACAACACCTACTAAAGTTGTAGAAATAAATTTTTGCCACCCTTTAATTTTCTGTGGTAACCCTTGAAAAAAACGTACATTATCTCCATCAGTCCATTTACCGGCACCTGTATAATCAGTGACTTCTTTATTAATACCAGGAGTTGGTCTAAAATTTACTAAGGGCATTTGATTAATATACTACAATTTAATAAAATTAAAAGGGTCGGAAATCCATAGCAATAGATATTCTATCTGATTCAACAGGATCTACCCAATGCTCGATTGTAGAAGGAAATATTAATGATAAACCTTCTTTTTCTTCTACCTTTAAATCTTTATCTTCTATATTAAAATTTAAACAATTATTAGTTGAAGGCTTAATAACCATTATCATTGAATAATGTTCAGGATTATGATGATGTCTTGCAGCGTAATGACCTTTTTCATAAAAGTTTATCCACCACCAGGTTTTTTCCCATTTTTTTATATCTGTTTTTTGAGGTAAAATTTCATCACAACAAAGATAGCCTATGTCATGTATAAATTTATAATCTGGATTAAAACCTGAGGTTAGTGACTTGACATTTTTTAAATCTTTAGCCCATTTATCTTTTTCTTGATAAACAAAATTAGATATATTTAAACAATCATTTTTAGGTAAATAGAACTCTATTATTTTTGTATCTACACTCATTATATTTCACTAGGAGCATTTAGGTAAATTAAAAGCTATTGAAATTCTTTCGTGGTCCACGCCATTACAGGCACTTACAGAGTGAGGTTGTACTCCTTTAAAAAAAATCATTTGTTTTTCTTTTGGATAATATGAGCAAACACTGCTATTTATAATAGGAATAAGATTGTGAAAATTTAAAGATGACTTTTCACAACAAACTTTGTGATAGTATACTGCTGACCAACTGTCCAAAGTATGATTGTGTACTTTGTTAGAGTGTTCTCCCTTATTTATATTTACCCAAAAATTTGCTAGTTTTACCTTTTGATTAATTGAATTTAAACTGTTGATGGCAAACACTATAAGTTCGTGAAAACCAAAGGTAATGTCATTGCTTTGATATCCCCCCTCATTACTTAACACTCTTCCTTTATCAAAAGTAATAAGATGTTTTATGTGTGCATCTATTTGATTTATATCTCCAGTATATTCATTAGTAAAAAAAGAATCTTTATGAATAATTGTTTCGATCATTTTTTAGCAACTAAAGACCCAACGTGGCCTTTAAATGCTCTATTACCAAAATGAGTCAAAGGCATGGCTAAATCTGCCCATATCTCTCCACCACACTCTTGCCATAAACGAGAAAAATAATAGTCTTCAGATAAGTATCTTTTTTGTGTTTTTCCTTCAACAGTCTTTGTTTCGTAAGGTCCGACTGCAAATAAATCATAACAGTTATCAGACTTATAAGATCCGCCATTAACTATTTGATCCGACTCATACTTTCTTTCAGGAAATTTTTTCATCATTGTTCTAAAGACGCTCCTTTTTACAAGCATCATTCCTGTTGCAGCTTCTTGTACAGGGAAAAAACCATGTTCTCCTTTTAAATTAAAAGGATCATCAAAATTTACATTATAACCTAAGGCTCTTGCTTCTATTTCATCAGGTTGTGCGTTAGGATTTTCTTCGAGAATTTTTTTTAATTTCTCTAAATGTAAGTGTTTTCTTGGATAAATACCACAAGCCACATCCTTTTCAGCGCAAAGTAATCTTTCAATATTCTGCCATGTAAAACCTATGTCCGCATCTATAAATAGTAAGTGAGTTGCTACAAAATCTTGTTGATCAAACATCATAGATACTACTGTATTTCTAGCTCTAGTTATAAGACTTTCGTTACCTATTGTTTGTATCCTAAGGTTTACGTTATTAGCTGCAGTCCAAGACTGTAATTCTAACAGACCATGTAAAGTGCTTTCTGTTAGCATCCCGCCGTACATCGGCATTCCTAAAAAAATTCTAAAGTTCTTATTTTTTATTTCTTCTGGTTTAATCATTTGTTCTCCTGTGCTTTTTTAAATTAATTGTTTTTTTAAATTGTCTATAACTGAGTTTACATCAAATCTCATTACCTTTGGTGTATTTGTTATAAGATTTATATTTTTATCATAATAAAATCTTTCTGAAACATTTGCATCATTCCAAAGCACAACTCCTTTTGTTTTACAAAACTTGTTAGAAGACATGTGATTAAGTGAACTATCTATTCCAATAAAGCTTTTTGCATACTTAATCAAATGAGCATAATGCATGTAATCAAAAGAAACATCTATTTTGCAAGTATTTTCGAAGAAATTTTTTACAGAAAAAACATTTAAAACATTTAATTTTAAATCAAAATTTAAGATATTAATAATCTCTTGAGATTGTTTTTTGGTTAAACATCTTGATCCAACAAAATCCGTTTCATTGTGTTGCTCGTCACTACCTACAAACTGCACCATTACATAGTTTTCAAGTTGTTGCAGCAGAGGTTGCATTTCTTTCTCGTCATCCTCTGTAAAGTATATCTCATTATACAAATCTTTTGTTATTTCAATATTAAGTGAGTGCCTAAAACTATTTATTAGGTGTACTTTATTAGTTAAAAAATAAGAACTATATCCCTCTACCAAATGCACTTTATTAAATTTATTTAAGAAATTTGTATCATCTTTCCATCCACATAAATCATAATGATAAGCAAAATTTACCTTAGGATGGTTTTTAAAAATCATAGGCCAAGTCGACATAATCGTAATATTGTTTAATTCATTCAAACAATTCGTAAAGCAGATGTTTTTACCTATGCCTCCATTTAATACATAGAGATCATTTTTCATTCTCCAAGCATTTTTCTTTTATCATATTTGTATTCTGCGTAATCACCTTCTTGATCTACATAATGTAAAAACACAGTAGTAAAATGATCGTGTTTACACATCTCTCTCCAATGAATCTTATCCATTCCTTTGAAGATCACTGCATTATTAGGAAGCATAGAAAATTTATGATCTATCCTGTATCTATTATATTTTCCGTCAGAGCTATAGTATTTATAATCTGAAGTCTCATCTTCTTCCCCAACGAATATTTCATAAGGTTGATCAATAGGATCTGCCCCTAAACAAAGAGCAACTGTATATTCACAAGACTCTCTATCAGTGTGTATTTTTAAATCGGAACCTTTATCATAAATTCTAAAATAAGAATAAGTGGGCCACAATTTTTTCCCTATGTTTTGTTCTATAACGGAAGTGCTAGCCTCCATTAAAGTTTCCATCAAATAATCACTATGTTCTCCAATCAAAGAATTTGTTTGAGAATCAACATTAAATTTTTTTTGATTTGAATATTTAACAACTGAATAGGAATACACTAGATTTAAAACTTGTTGTGGTAAAAATTCTTTTATAAAAATTGGTTCCATTATATTACCCACCCTATTAAAGCGTATCGTGTCCCCTTTGTAATTTTGTTGACTTGATGAGAAAACATAAAATTAGACGGAAAAATAACAGCATCACCTATATTTTGTGGAACCACATGATTTCCTGAGGGTAAATCAAAAACAAACTCTCCACCTTCATATTCATTATTTAAACAAACAGAAATAGACAAATGTCTTTCTGTAACTGTGGGGCCAAAATCCTGATGAAATTTATAACCCGCTTGATGATCATTTTTTTCGTATTTAAGAATATCTAATTGTGAAATTTTTTCGATATGTATATCGTGTTTATTTTTATAGTGTTGTACACATTCAAATATTTTTTCTTGAACTGCATTTAAACAAATTTTTTCACCAAATGTTTTAGTTTCTAAAATATTTCTTGATACACAATTTCTTGTATCTTTGCTAACACCTCCCACGGTTCTTGCATCCTCATAGTCACTATCAAAATAAGAAATAATTTTCTTGCAAAAAGTTTGGGGTATTAGTTTTTTAACGTCTAATATGTATTCTTTCATTTTCTATTTATACACAATTACTTAGAAAGTAATACTGTGTGCAGAAAGATAGTTGTTTCTTTCTGTGTCGGCTACGCTAGTTGCCTGTGAGGTGTCGGCAGAGAATCCTTCTTCAACTCCAGGGTTTGCAGCTTTCCAAGTGTTACCTTGTGCTGTGAGATTTGCATTGTAAGCTGTATTCCAAACATCTTGAGCTTCCGCTCTAATCACTACATTGGTAGCCCATTGAGGAAAAGAAGAGATTGAAAGATTATCTCGAGTATCAATGTATTCAAGATGACCTGTATTTGTACTCGCATCCCATTGTAAAGCATGTACATTTGAGTCTATTTCTGTGTGAGATCGAATGTTATAATGCACAGTGCTATCTAAATAAACATCTGACTCAGTATCTCCTGTGCCTTTTGCAGGGCCGTTTCCATCTAAAGAACCCGCAGCATCAAAAATTACTGTGATTCTACTTTGAACTGTTGTGTTATTTACTGTTGTTGCCATTTTTTTTCACCTTTTTAGCTAAAGCCTTTTTAGGCTTCTTTTTAATTTTTATATTATTATTGCTTAATTGTCCAATTGTTTCGTCTGCTAAACTCTTATCTCCTTCCATAACAGCTCTTTGTTGTCTAGCTAACAAATTAAATATTGTCGTAGTATTTCGCATTAAATTCGATGCTGTATCACTTTTTTGCAATAGCCCTTCCATAGCTTTGTTAGAATCAACCATTTCATTTCTAAAGGATTCTGTGGCTGCTTGGACTTGCATTGTTTGCCTAGAATTTTCTACCAAAAGTAAAGGAATCCAAGCAATAGAACAACCCCATTCTTGAACGTCTAAACCTGTTTGTGGATTTTTACCTTGAAGCATATTGTACCAAATACATCGATGTTTTATACACTTCTTTTTTAAAAGAGGACACATTCCATCAGGATCAAATATAGGCATTAATTTGTTACAAGACTCATAAAACAATTAATAGTGACTCTTGACGTAGCTGTATCTGGATATAAAGCTTGCATACAAGAGTGTAAATAATTCGAAGGAAATAACAAAGCTCTATTTTCTTTAAAACCTGCGGCAATAGATAATTCCTTATCGTTATAAAATCCTGTTCCATTACAAAACCCCTCTTTACCAGTAATAAAAATTAAACAATTAGTATCACTATCATCATCATCTATGTGAGGATTCATTTTATCATCTTTTCTTTCATGCATACACATTGTGTTTATTTTATATTGCTTTTCAAAAGTATCTTGAATATTTTTTTTTATTGTATCAAACAAGTTTGAATGAGATAATTTAAAATCACGACTTCTATTTCCTTGCCAGTATACTTCTGTATCAAAAGAAGTTTCCCAATCCTTAGCGTTATATATAGGAACTTTTTGTAAACTTTCTTTAATTTTATTAATATCTACAAAGAAATTATCTTTTATTTGAATCAATTAGTCTTTAGCAGCTATAATTACGTTTGCGTATTTTACGTTAGCAGCAGGGACAGTTACAGAAACATCTGCTGATGCACTTGATAAAGATCCACTAAAGGGGTGAGTGTGTGATCCACCACCACCTGCATCGTTAGTTTCTGAACTTCCTCGATTGCCTGGTGGCACACCACCAGGTTGACCTGGCACAAAAGGAGCGCCTAGACAACAAACATTAAATATTAAACAACTAGGACTTGATGGACCTGCGTTTTCAGGTTGTCTATGACCAATAGGAAAAGTATGGCTGTGAGATGCTATGGTAGGCGTGGATAGAGTTGTTGCTCCCACTGTTCCCGCAACTGATCCTGTGACAGTCGCTGTATCTGTTCCCGCTTTATTAGTTGTTGCTAAGAAAGATGAGAAGTACGCAGTTGAACCACCTGTACCACCACCTGATCCTGTGACAACTGACATAACGGCTTCATTAAGTGCAGCAGTTGTATCTTTAGTCCAACCTGTTGGAGCAGATGCTTGATAAAAAACTTGTTTGGTACCTGAAGGAAAAGGTTCAACTCCACTTAAATTTGAACCATCACCTGTAAAAGTTGTGGCAGTTACAGCACCATTTGTTCTAAGAATAATTTGTCCTGATGAACCCGCAGTTACAGTATCTTTAAAAGTTGTTGCCCCTAATTTGTCGACAGCGTTATACATTTTAAAATTAGCAGAACCGTCATTATAAATATGTGAGTAGGCACCTTGAGTGATTGCAATACCGTTAGCAGTATGTCCAGTTGATGCTATTGTTAAAGTTTGTGAACCTGTTGTATTATTAAAGAAAACATATTCACCTTCAGTAGCGGGTACAAATACAACAATGTCTCCCGTTAAAGCTCCTGTGAGTTCAATTATTTTATTAGAGGACTCAGCAGTTGCATCTGCATCAGCAGTTGAAAGAGTAATGTTGGCAGAACCTGCTACAGATTTGGCTAAGTAGCCTCCTCCAAAAGCGTCTAAAACGTCTAAGTTATTGTTAGTTCTGGTACCCCAGGTATTGGCGTTAGCCCCTGTTTCCATCTTCTCTAATTTAAATCTACTTGTAAATGTACTTGCCATGTTTTTACCTCTCTAAAATATATCTTTTTTTGTTATTCAAGCAACACTTTTTATGCTGCATCCACCTGTGTCCATGTATTGCTTGCACCTGTTACTACATTTGCCCAAGGAGTTGCAAAAGGGTTTCCTGTGATTATTGATAGATCAAGACCTGTCACATTGACTGTGGCTCCTGCTCCCACTGTAGCTGTGCCTTCTGCAAAAGATAAGGCTACTGTTGAAACACTTACAATAACTCCTGTACCTACCTCTACAGTTTCAGTGCCTAGCGCAGAACTCATGCTTAAACTGCCCAGAGTTACCAGAGCGTCAGCTTCTGCAACAGCAGTGCCTAAAGCTGAGGTCATCGTAACTGCTGAAGGATCTACTTGTGTGAATATTTCAATAGTAGGAGTTCCTATAGCAAAGTCTAATTGATCGGAAGGTGCTATTACTGCAGCACTTCCTTCACCAGAAACAGTGGCTCCCGATAAAGCTACGCCAACAGTTAAACTATCTAAAGTTTCTACTGCCGTTCCTGTTTGAGATGTTGTGCCAAGAGCACTTGTCATCGCTAATCCTGTTGGACTTACAATGACACCTGTTCCAACTTCTTGAGTAGTTGTTCCAAGTGTTGTGGTCATAGCCACACCTGTGACACTAACCTCTTGTGTTATGTTTTCGTTCCAAGCAAAAGATCCCCAGGTGTTTCTTCCCCAACCTGCATCTACTGTACCTGAACCTGTTTCATCACCTGCAGTGAAAGCCATAGAAAGGCTACCAAGCACTACGCCTGCGCCTTCGTTAATTACTAATCCTCCAGAGAGTTGTGTTTCGAATGAAACACCTGTGGGAGATACTACGTGTTCAGGTTCACCTACTGCAGTGCCTAACGCACTGGTCATAGATAAAGTTGAAACGGATACTATTGCATCTGCAACAACAGACTCAGTTCCTATAGCTGTTGTTGTCGATAGTCCAGTAACAGATACTGTAATTGAGCTTTGTTGGCCCCATGCGCCTTCGCCCCAATTATTTTCACCCCAAGCATCTGCCATGGTAATGCTACCTTATATTAAGATAATCTTAATATAGCACTTGAAGCATCATTAGTTGGGAATGCGATTGTGAATGTACCGTTTGTTGATGTCTTTACTGCACCAAAATCAAGAACTGCAATAGCTGCATTTGTGTTAGCTGAAGATCTGTTATAGATCAAAGCTGCTTGTGCAGAAATTGTTGCTGATGTAAAACTTGCGTTTGCAAAATCAACAAATGCTGTAGAAGCTGTAGCACTTGTTGCTGTTAAGCCAATGGTTGGACTTGTTAAAGTTATACCACCTGCTGCGTATGTTCCTGAATTACCTACTTCGTTTGTTGCGGAATAGGCTGTTGTGTTTCCATTTAAAGTTACAGAGTTTGTATACAGAGCGAGATTAATTGTATCATTATCAATATCATGATCGCCCGCTAACAGCTCTTTTTTAAATGAAGCACAGACTGCTTGATTTATTGCCATGTTTATTTACCTCCTGGGTCTACTGATCTTAGAGGGAGTCTTAAGACACCGTCTACATACTCATCTCTACGTTTACGTCCCATCTGCTCTTGAGCAAACTCGCTTAAGGCAGCTTGAAACTTCTGATCGTATACTTGCATATCCTGTGTGTTTTTCAAGTAAGAAAACGTTTCTGCTAAAGTTCCGTACAAAAGTACCTCAGGTGCTTTATTGGATATAAAAGTTGTTGTACTAGTAGAGCCAGTGCCGTTGCCCAATCTTTCAGGAGTTTCTTGATACCACATCTCAACTGTGTAAGCTGCGTTTGGAGTAGGAGCTACAATTAAAGTGGTAGCATCCCAATTACCCCAATATTTAGGTTTACCTGTAAAATTTGTATCTGTGGTAGATCTCTCAGGAGAGTATTCATCCATAAAAGTTGTGTCTTTTTGTTCAAGCCAAGTTCTTGTTCCGTCTGTTTCAACTAACTGTAGAGCTCTAGCAAATCTGAATCCGCCTTCGGGCCCAGATACGTCTAAAAAAGCATTGTTTGCCTCAAAGGTAGATGTTGCAAATCTTCTTTGATAATCACCGTCAATTGCTCTATCTATTTTATTTTCAATGTTAGTAAGAAAAACATTGATGACACTGTTAGATAGAACGTCACTTGTTACTTCTGTGTAGTTTCTTACATTGTCTAAAAGTTCAGAATAATTCATGATATTACCACAGTCACTTTACCAACACTTGAACCAATAATCAACGATCTACTTGGAGTAGACGGCATCATACCGTTTGACTCAAACGAAGTGTCTCCCGGTGCAGAAACAAATACAGTCATAGGTTCTTGTCTAGCGGGTCTTGTCCAGGGAAGAGCTTGAGGATCTGCATTGTGATGAGGCGGGTCTAATTGTGGATGCTTTGTTTCAAAGCATTCCGGACAAGTCATTAAACCATTCCATTCTTCTCTAAGCCTGTGAAAATCATATTGTTGACCGCAACGATCACATAACGCTATGGCGTATTTACCATTAGCAAAAGCACCCATGTTAGCTACCTACGAAATAATTTTGTGGAACTATGTGAACAGAAGTTGATTGACTGTCTTCAGTTAACGCTCTTTGCATTTCGTCTTCATAGTATAATTTTAAAGACTGAGTTCTTTCTGGAGAAATTTTTTGTGATAAAAAATACGCAAGGCCTGAAACCATGCAAGGTAAAAATCTATAAGGTGCATCTGGATTGTTTGTGTAAGCACCCGCGTCTTCTATTCTTCCTAAATAATAATAATTAATTTGAGTATCTGTAGTATTAGGAGTTAAGTACAATGTAATTGTTACATTAGATAAATTTCGTTGAATAAAATATTGAGTTGGTTGTCCTTGAGAACTTTTATTAGGTATTGCTTGATACTCTGATCTTGAAACTTTTGTCATTGTAGTATCTGTGCTACCATTTCTAAAAACCATTTCTAATACGTCACTAGCATCTGAAGGTGCTGTGTAGGTAGTTGTACCTGCTGTAAGATTTTGAGTATGGTTTTCTACTTTCCAAATATGAACTCCTCTGTTACCCCATTCGGATAACAGAAGGTTTAAACTTCTTCTAGCAGACTGTAGTTGATAACCTGTTCTACTTCCAGATAAGCCACATCTTTCATAAGCATCTTGAATAATATCATCAAGCTCTAAATTAAAAGTTGTTGTTCCAGACGTGGCCATCTAAATTATCCTCTTTTTTTAACGACAGATTTTTTCTTGCCTTTTTTAGTGACTTTACCGCCACCCTTCATCATAGGCATAACCTTACCGCCACCGCGCATTTTTCTTCCCACTACGTTTTTTGTCTTACCTCGCATTTTTTTTCTCCTTTTTAAAAAGTTTTTCGTACTTATCTTGCCTAGTTTTTACGACCTCGTCGTAATACTCAGCCGGCCATTTTTTATAATAACCTATCTTATGTAGTTTGCAACTTGCATCATAGAGCTGTTTAAATTTTTGTATCAACATCATAGAATACTCAAGATCTCCTTCATATGCGCAATTATCTGTGGGATCTACTAAAAATTCTTGTCCCTCTACTGTAGCAGGCACGTCTGGATGAAAGCCCATAAAATACACATCTTTTTTGTTATACAGTTTATTGTAAAAATTAACTTTATCATTGAACTGTTCAAAAGAATATTGATCAAAAAAAGGATCGCAATAAATGATAATGTCGTGTTGTTTTTTATTCCAAGATTTAATTACATCTGTAAGTTGTTTTTCATACTTAGATTTATCCATACGAACTTCAATTCGTAGTTTATTATCTTTTCTCCATTTAGCTGCAAAAGGACATGCAGGAAAACCTATGTGTTTGTTCATTGGTTCTAAGACTTGCTTAGACCATTCAACTACGTCTTCTTTAATTTTTTCTGCTTGTTTTCTTCTTGACAATTGTTTTTACCATTGTGGGTTTACCACCTGGATTACCTGCCTTTTGTTTTCTGCTGACCGCACTAGCTTTTTGTCCCCTAGACATAGACGCTGCTTTTGCAGCCGGGACACATTTAGGATAATTTTTTCTTTTCTCTTTACCGCTTCGGCCACATTTAGGATAAGACCCGTCGGCTTTTTTATTGGCTATGTCTACCCAATTTTCTTTAACCCAAGCTTTAAGACCTTTTTTTGCCATTTTTTTTAATAACTCCACTTAAAGTTTTAGCTTGTTTTGCATGAAGCTTAGAGGCTTTGTTAAGTCCTTTAATGACTTTTTTAATTTTTCTTTTAGCTTGTTTCATTAGGCTCTCTTTGTAACTTTTCTACGATTTTTCATAACAGCACCACATCCTCTAGCGATACCACCTTGGTCGTAACTTGAAATCATTTTTCTTGATTGTGATAATTTGTTTAAAGTACCTTCTGGATTAGGACCTCTTTCCGGTGGAACTGTTGTTGTCAATCTACCACCCATAGCTTTCTTTTGAACTTTTTTCTTTCCTCCAGGTGTAACTTTACCTGAGCATACTGCACCCGCGTACATGTTTGCGTATGCTGAAGGATATACTTTAAACTTTCGCTTTGCGGCGGCTTTTCCTTTTGCGCACAATTTTGCCATTTTTCTTACCCCTTCCCGGTTTCATTATTTGTTTGCTCATCTGAGCTCGGCTGATCATGAACACACCTTGGACACTCGCACATGCAAGGAGTCCCTAAAGAACAGTGACAGAGACAACCACATATTTGGCATTGTTTCATTAATGAACTGTGCCAATTTCAAAATCAGGTTCCCAAATAATATCAACTTCATTTTCCATCGTTAATTAAATATTCCTCTATCCACATAATCTTTTCTTTAACTATTGCTAAGTCCTGTTGCATTTCTGCAACACTATCTGCCTTTTGTTCCACGGCATTGAGTCGTTCGCTCCACATGCCCCAAGTCATTCCTAAAGTGCCAATCAAAACTACATATGGTAGTAGAGTTTTTAGCTCTATCTTAAACGACATGTACAGTCCAAATCTGTTTTACAATTGCACATAGTTATACTCCTATTTTGTTTTTGCGGACATTCCACTTAAAGGGTTATTTAAAGCCTTATTAATCTTCAAGTCAAGGCTTTCTTCCATTAACTTCATCTCTTCTATAAGCTCTCTTGAATCTTCTTTTTGTCTATCTTCCACGTCATTTACAATCTCGGTTATGTGTCGTACGTCTTGCTCAACGTTGCGCAAATCCGTTTTAAGGTCATCTTTAAGTTCCCGACTAACCTGACTTATTAGGTCTATTTCACCCAGTATAATTTCTAACTCGCTTTTCAAAGCGTCTAATTGTTGTGATACAAGTTCAACTTGTGCTTTTGTTTGTGTTTCCACAAGAGCAATCTTCTTATCAAATCCGCTTAAATCCGGCGCAGTATAGGACTCAATTTTTTCTGACATATCTTGAAATTTTTTGAAAGCCTCGAACCCGCCATATAAAACTCCTACAGCACTACTTAATGCTAGGATGACTGCCATCATGCGTCCACCTTTAAAAGAAACGCCGCCTACTGAGACTTCTGCCATTGTGAGTTCACCATATCATCCATTATCTGTCCTTGTGCCATATCAAACAACATACCATACTGGTCATCTATTGTCTTGTTTAAATATTCTGTAACGTTTGTATCTTGAATATAAGACTGTGTATCAAAGAATGTTTTTGTATTACCAAGAATCTGCATAACAATTAAAGTTTTAGTTTGAGCTGCATCATCATAACGAGCTTTATCGTCAATCTTTTTTACTATCTTAGTTGCTGCTTTTTCTTTAGCTGAAGATTCTTTTTTTTCTTCCTTTTTAGGTTCTTCCTTTTTTTCCTCTTTCTTCGGCTCCTCTTTTACTTCTTCTTCAGCTTCTTCTATTTCCTCAGGTGCTTCTTCCTCTGGTTCTTTTACATCTTCTACCTCTTCAATTTCCTCTACTTCTTCAGGTGCTTCTTCGACAGTTTCCTCAGGCTCGGGTTCAATCATCTTAGGCTCCTCTTGAACTTCTTCGATTTGTGGTTTTGTTTCTTCTACTTCTGTTTCTACTATCTCGGGTTCAATTTCAATTGGAGGTGCTATTTCCTCTACTGAAGCTACCATATCTGGGGGAGGTAGATCCATTTCCATTTCGATCTCTAATGTAACAGTCTCTATATTGACGGGCATTTCAAAGTCCATGTTCATATCAGGCGGGGGTAATAATTCCATCGGAGGAGGGGCATCAAAAGTAACATCGTAAGAAATTTCTACATATTCAAATTCTAATTCTATTTCAGCCATTTCAATTTCAACAGACTCATAGGTTACTTCTTCATACTCAGGTTCAAAAGGCATAAAATCTATTTCACCCATATCATTTGTAGCTATGTCATTAAATTCAAATACTTCTTCTGCAAAGTTAATCTCTGTATCTAAAAGATTCAGGTAATAAATTTCTTCTACTGTAGTTATTTGTTGAGTAATAATTGTATTGATTACATTATAGAATACGTCAACGCTCACATCATCAAAGACCGGACCCACTGCGAGATTAATATCTCTACCACCTATCTCAATAGTAACTTTGTTTAATATACCACTGAAATCGAAAGACCCGTTATAAGATTGATACCCTGTTGATACTCCAGACTCAGACAAGATGTCAGTGCCTGAAAAGACCTGACTAGTTCCATTAAGTCCTGTAATGTGCATGTATATTCGATCTTGATCATCCTGTTTGTCTACCTCTATAGAGTATTTAACTTCGCCACCATTACTAATATTCAATTCAGAGAAATCAACAGTCTGTATAAACGTGGTGCCCATACCATCAACCCCCATTGTCGAAGTAGAGTTACCTGATCCTGTAATAGTTGCACATTTATCAGAACCTAATCCATAACAAGCATTACCTGTTGGCATACTAGCAGGACCTTGACCACCCCAATCAATATCCATGTCTCCTTCGTTACTTGTGCCTACATATCCGTTTGAGCCATCAAGTATATTATCTGAGTTTTCATTAGTTACAGTAGTGGTTGTTGTAGTCTCTGTGGTTACAGTAGTTGTAACAATTTCTGTACCAAGATCTTCTTCAGTAATGTCAATTTGTGTATCTTCCGTGATGGTTACACCAGGAGTACAGAGTCCTTCAGTATCAGGTAAGCAGTCTGCTTTAGAATAAGAGGAGACCAGTAGTAATAAGGAAGAAAGCCTTATAAAGTGCAATAGAACTAGCATCACTAAACTCCTTTGTTTCATCTTTTTTCACTTGTAAATAATCATCTCTGTAAGGTGATCCCTCTGGAATTTTTTCAGGATTGTCTTGCCAGTAAGCAGCGGCCTCGGCGCCGATGAGACCGTCTACAGGGCACGGGGTCCCGGCATTTTTCATACTCGTCCAGACACGATGGTCCTGACACAACAAACTTACTGCTGCCACTTTCATT